TTTTAATTGATTACTCTGTTGTTGTGAATCGAAATTAAAAAGGCTGTTTACCTTATTTCTTATTGTATCTGTCAAACCCATAGTCATTTACTCCTTATCAAATCTTGATTTTCATAAGTCCTGCAACAAATTTAACCGCACGATATACAACAACACATACCCACAATTTTGTATTGTTTAGGTTAAGATGTGCGTCATCTGCGCCTGATACAATACCGTTATCCAAACACCACTGAACAGGCTTATGCGCCCATTCAGGCATATTACTGTCAATGCAATCGTAAATCATTTCTGATTTATCTGCCTTTTTCTTGTCCAACTCATTAATTTTGCTAAGTAGTTCCTCATATTGTGTCATATTTAATTCCTCCTTGTTTGTTTTATCCTTTGTCACTTGTCCTGTAATTCCTTTAAAAATCGCCTTCGCAAACTCTGTCGCACCGATTTTCTTGTATTTATTTGCATCCTCTGTATCTACAAAACACACTTCAACGAGCATAGCTTTCGCGTCACTGTGATGTACCACATACAGCTTAGAGCCGTCTTTAATACCTCTGTTTTTAAAACCCAATTCGCTTATCGCTTTGCAAGTATTTGTTGCCTCATCAAACTTTTTGCCGCCGTAAGTCCACACCTCTGTACCTTGCCCACCGCCACTGTTAAAGTGAATTGATACAAACAAGTCAAGTGACTGTGAATTTGCCATATCAACTATCTGTCTTAGATTTGAACTTACTGTCGGTGCATAATCATTTGTGCAGTCGTGTACTGTATGCCCTGCCTTTTTTAGTAAATCTTCAAGTGCATAGCCGACTTTCCGTGCCTCTACGCTCTCATCTATGTAGCCGACTGCCCCACAACCAACTGTACCGCTGACGGTATGTCCACAGTTAATTCCAATTCTCATATTTCCTACACCTCTTTCAATTCAATATCTTCCATTACTGCTCGCGCCTCTAAAATTGCCAAATAGTCAGCCATTGCGTTTAGTTGCATGTTATATGTACTGCGCGGACACGTCGGGGAAAATTTTAGTTTTCCCCTGTCCCATTCCTCCAACATTTTCTTTAACCCTTTGAACCGATTCGCCAACTGATAATATTCTGCCTTGAAACGTTCCTTGTAATCTGCACTGTTCATCAGTGCAACAGTATCTTGTAGTGTCATAGTTATTCCCCTTTCTTCCCCTCAAGTTCTGATGTCATTGTATCAAGCCACTTTTCGATACCATTTCGCAATTTGCTCGGTATCGGCAGACCACACAAGCACATATTTTTCAGTATCGAAATGCTTTCATACATTATGTACAGCAAGCAGAAAAACTCACATATACCCACTTGCGTAATGCCTATATATTTAAGCACTTCTTCCGGCACAAACGGTAGCATATTAAAGCCTATCAGCTTGTCCAATACTGCCAAAAATACGACCGATATAATCATTGCGATTTTTCTTATTGCTCCGTCTATACCAAAGCAACTGTTGAACTTTTTTTCTTTGATTGCCCTTAGTAACCCCAAAACTGTATCTAACATAACCGCAATAAATACGGTTTTAACGAATAGGTTACACGCCAATGTAACCCAAAATATATTGATTGTTTCCCAAATGTTCATTTATTTATCCTCCTCGCGTATTACTACTTCTTCTCCACCTTGTTTGAATGTGAATAGCAGTTTAACCTCTCCGCTTTCATATTCTCCCACATCTATTATTTTTAAGGCTTTAGTAACTCTACAAACTCCACAATATCCTTTTTGTATACTTCCGTTGAAAACAAAAACAGAACCTAAATCATCATTATAGCGAATTTGTTCTATTGCTTCTGTATCCGGGTCTGCAACCACATTTTTTATGATAAACAAGTCACCTACTTTAGCTACTGTGTTTATCTTCGCCCCTATATTTTCTGCAGGATAACATTCCAAAATCGGTATGTTTATTGCTCCTATTTTTATTAGATTTTTTATGGTTTGGTCAAAATTCCATTCAGATTCGGAATATTCACCGCTATTTATCCAATCATAAACATCTCCTGCAAGTTTGCTTCTTGTAATAGCCTCATCTGCAATATGCACGGTTTTCACTGAATTACTTCCAAGTGTTCCTGTTTCACCTTTTTCGCCCTTGTCGCCTTTGTCGCCCTTTGCACCTGTATCACCTTTCAATCCTTGCGGACCTTGTTCTCCTGTGTCGCCCTTAACACCTTGTATGCCTTGTGGTCCTCTTATCGTACCTTTGTATTGCCACTTTACGTCTTCACCGCTACCTGCTGTAGTAGACTGATAGATATAGCCATAATCGGTATTAAGGTACACATCACCCACTTTAACAAGAGGACATTCTGCATATGTATAGTTGATGTTTTCGGACGTACCGCTTAAAGCTGTGCCTGTATACCACAAGCTACCGTTCATATTTACATTTCCTTTGCCTGTGCCGACAAAAAACTCGTTTGTATCACTTGTGTATGCCGGCTCACCAAACGACAATGTTGGTAGTAACTTTCTCAGTCCACGTCTAAATTGAATTTTATTAGCCATTTTTTAACCCTCCATAATTTCTTTTTTCTCATTCTCTGTGATATATCCCGCTTTGATGAATATATCTAAATGTTTTTCTTTGTAAATACCCATTTGATAGTACTTCTTGATTAACGCTTTATTCACCGTCAACACCTGCTTTCAGTTCCGCAATCTGTAACATCAGCATTGCGTTGATTTCGTCTTGTGTCAGCTCACCGTTCATAATGGACTGAACATATTGTTTCATATCCGACATACTGTCAAATGTTTTTGACTGTATCTGTGACAGCTGTTCTGCCGTAGGCTGTTCAAATGTGATGTCTGTATGCTTAATTTTTGCAATTTCTGTGTCCATATCAAAATCACCGTCAGTTTCGGCGAATTTATCATTGACAATCCTGCGTTTTATACGCAATATATCCCTGTCGGTATGTATTCCGTACACTGTGCCGTCAATTTCAACGCCACGTTCATAGAATCGTGCTGTTCCGTTTTTACTATAAAATTTGTACATATTCGACCCCCTTAACTCCACGCAACCGTATTACCTTCAGCCACACAACCTTCGTCCAGTTGACCTATTGAGCTTGCACTTGTGACATTGCCCGTTACAACCGACGAAGCGTTAGCTTCGATAACGTACAGATTTTCTAATTTGTTTGTTGTCGCAGATAATAGAATCACATTATCACGACAAAATGCCTTGTTTGCATAAAGGATATTATATCCCTTAACTTCTGTACTATCTGTTGTTATAATATACAGATTTTTAATATAATTGTTTGCGAATGTTGCTTCTACACCCAAATCAAAAGCGCAGTCACCTTCTTTTACCTTTAATCCAAAGAATGTATTGTCATTGCAGATACTTCTCAATTTGACTGCTATACACTCGTTCAAATCTAACGAAATAAATACATTATTGGCTGTATTACCTGCCAGTGTAATATTACCGATATCACTACTATTGAAAATATTATGATTACAAAGACTGTTGTTACCACTGAAATATATGTTGCCTTTCGGCACGACACTGTCCTCAAAAACATTATGTGTGAATATTGATGACGATATCGCCATCAAATGCCCTGACTCTGAATTATCGGTAGTCCATATATTTGTAAATTTATTGTTATCTACAAAAACTTTTGTAAATTTCATACATGCACCTATATTGGTTTTTGTTTTTAAGCACCAACCGTCAATAACATTGTTTGTAAATTTTGAACCACTGCACATAATGATATTACCAACGGTACTATCATCTTGATTTACATCATATACTTCGCCTAATACACAATTATCAACGATTGCGTTACTATTGCCAAATAAAATCATAGGATTAACAGATGTTTGAGTACAGGTGGTGTTATCCTCTTGGAAATTTATATTTTTTAACTTCGCCATAATACCCAAGAAGAATATAACTTGACGTGCGGCAGGATTGGTATTTTTAAACGTAATTGAACTACAGTAAGTACCGTCTAATGTAACTCGTATACCTACATTTAATATAGCATTATAATGACCGAACCCCGAAACAAGCCCACTGTCCTGTGTGTTTTCGTTAGTCAGTACACAATCACCCATGATATATACTACCGTGCCTCGTGTGGCTCTCGACAACGCCGCCTGTATTTTTAATTCGTCGTGGTCGCCGTCACACACGACAAATATTTGGTTTTTTGTTTTCATCGACGCACCTGCCGCGGGGATTGGTGTATTGTCGTTTCCACCTACATATATTTCAGCCTCTGATTTGTCATCACTATATGCAATAGCTATTTCACCTTCCGAAAGTGTTAATCTATTTATATTGCTTTTCAAACCGTGCTTTGCTATAAATCTTGTTGCCATTCTATCAATCCTCCTTTCCTTAATACGTTCCACAATCAATGACCGATGTTACTTGTGCAGACAGTTCAAGCGGGTTAAAATCACCGCAATCAAAACTGTTTTCGGGTTCACTGTCAAAGTTACCGCCGTCAAGTTCTGTTCCTAACTGTTCCATACCGAATACACCACCGTCGTATGATGTAATACCGATTGCTGTGTACAGATTTTGAAGTTCGTTTGTATACGCATATACTATTTCTTCGACAAAAGCCTTAAAATCAATATAGTCAAAGTATTTATCAAGGTCTTTCACCTTGTCCCATATTGCTACTCTATCTTCTGTAATAGTATCAAGTACATTCTTGTTACTGTGCTTGTGAGCCAGTATTTGCAGTGTATTCACCACATTTTCAAGCATTTCCCTTGCGTTTATTTCATCATCAAGTTTTGCGTTTGTATCGTCAATCTTGCCGTTTAACACGCTATCCATATCTTCAAGAGATTTTTGTATAATCTCAATTTCAGATTTGGTTATGTACTCTTTATCATTAACAAGTTGCGATACAAGTGTAGGAACACTTAAAGCAAGCCTTAAACTCTCTTTTGAAATATCTTTTTTGAGTGATATTCCTGCTATTTGAGTTATTTTCAGAACATATTTATTAAGCAAGTCAGGTGTTTCAGAGCCGAAGTCTGTCTTTTGATAACATACATTACCCTTCATTTAATCACCCCCATTAATTTAAACGCACCCTTACACATAGATTACAAGGCTTTGTGTCCTTGTTTTCAAACTTCAACGCCGATACAGTCTTATTTACAACATAGTTTTCTTTGACTTCCGACCATAGTTCAGTCTCGCGTGGTTTTCTTGACATAGTTGCATATAAAGCAACGTCGTCACCGTCACATTGCCACCCTATATCGTTCACGCCTCTCTTATTTGCCGATACAACAGGCATTTTAAGATATATTATCTTTCCCGCTCCGACTGTATCTTCATATACATAATCGAAGCCAGTTGTCATTCGTTCGAATTCTTCCATTTCTTCTGCGTTTGTTGGTTTGTTATACATTATTATTTATCCCCTTTTTGAACTCAACGTGTGCCATACCACTTGCATAGTCGATAGTAAAGCTGTGCAGACTGTCCATAGGCAAGTCAACAACTCTGCCGGTTGTACAATCTTCGCTTTCATATTCAATTTTTATATCTTTAAGATTTTGTTCTTCAACAATCATTCTCTTTACATTTTGACATATCTCTATATCTATCGAGAATAACCAAGCTGTTGGTACTCTGTTTATAAACAACAGTGTTTCGTTTGGGTTTTTACACGTCACTGCGACGTTATCACCTATTCTAAATAACATATATTTTCCTCCTTAACTTGTACTTGTCGGTAAACCTATTACCGTACATTTCGAAAAATCCCAAGTGCCTTTGGGGTATGTCTTACTTCCAGTCGAACCTATAAAAGACGTTCCTACAGCTTTTATAGCAATACCAACACCCGTATCGTAAATCTGAAAAACTTCTTGTCCTTTGCCATTCGATACTCGCTTCAATGTCAAATCACCATAATTACCACTTGAATTACCAATAGTCACATACGCCCTTTTATCCTCATTATAAAATTTCGCTCCAACTATATCTGTACCTGTTATCGTTCCCTCTGTTATAAGGTCACCGCTCACCTTTACGCAACCGTTCAATATAAATCCGCCTGATATTTGAGTGAATGCAGAATTAATGCCGTTTTTTTCGTCATACTCTAACCAATCTTGTAAAATATCATTGAAATAATAATATTTGTTGTTATATTTGCAGAGTTTTTCTTTATCCAACGTTTTATCGCTTGCGGACGGCTTTTCTTTTACCGTAACAGCCTCTGATGTATTCATTTTTTCGAATGCAAGTGATTCAATCTTTTCCGCTGTTTGATTAAATTGTGTTTCCACACCTTTCTTTAGCTTTGAAACCCTTGTAGATATTCCGTCGGCAGTCATAGTGAACGTTGAAGATAATGTTTCTACTGAATTATCCGTGTATTCTTGACTTGATACTACTGACATTTCAATAGCTTGTGCCGTTTGCGATACAGTTGAATATTGACTTAGATTGTTTTCTAAGTCCTCATACGATACTTTGCTTTCTATCTTTTCAGCCGTTACACTGAATTGAGTATCATAGCCGTTTAATTTCTTTCGCAAAGTGGTTGCGAGGTTGCTTTCATCTATGTTGTCTAAAGCGTCCTCTAATGTCCTTTTCAGCTTAACGTAATTGTCGTTTAATTCCGATACCGTTTCTCTAAGCTGTTTGTAATTCATATTGTTAATATCATCTTGATGATACAAATAACTCACCTCCCGGAGTAATACCGAGTTCCATTTCATAGAAACGTACATAGCCGTGTCCTTCAAAATGTAACTTGTAGCCATAATTAGCGGTCATTCGCGGTTTTAAGCGTATTGCTTGCATACCTTTCCGACCGTTACTGTCATATAGCAACTGCGATGTTTCAGGGTTAAATTCTTCATTGTCGTACAGTGCATACACCTTGAAACGCCCCTCAATATACGCAAGCATTTGAAATTTTGCTATATGTTTGATATTTACTGTCTGATATGTGCTTGATGATGATGATGTCAGTATGGTTGATAAGTCTGTTTCACAACTCCAATCATCCGTATATTTGTTAGTATCCATTTTGTATACAACACCGTCTTTGCATAACATATACATACCGTTTTTGTTATGTGCAAAGCCTAATACTTCACTATTAATCACTTGTTGCGACCATTGACCGACCATTGTGTCATACACAAACAGATACATTTCGCCTTGCCTGTCTGTACAATACAAGTAATAGTTTCTTCCGTCACTGCCCGATACAGCACTTTTGAACTCATCAATGCCAAGATTGTAGCCAATCTCACGCGGTTGCGAGCCTGTATACACCTTGATTTCATCATCTGACGCAAATATCAGTTTGCCGTTTACCTCTTGTATGCTCCTGTTGTCAATAGACCCCTCCGCATACACGTCAACCAATCTGAACGGATTTTTACTGTTGTATATTTCGTGCATAAAGTCACGTTTAAAGCAAACAACGTGGTTGTCATACACTGTTATACCTGTAAAGTTACCGCCTGCTTTTGTGTTGGTTTGTGAGGCACTGCTCCACGCATTGCTTTCGTTACTTTCAGCTACGGTGTCTAAGTTCCAATTCGTATAGTCGTTATAGCCTGAAACGTGTACTCTATCCTCATCAACTCCGAAAAGTCGTGATAAATGCACTACCGCATACTTTAGATTAGGGAACGACGGCGAAACAGTTATTCCAAACCCACTTTTTCCGTCACCTATATCGCTACAAAATTGATAGGTTTTATTATTGTATGTGTTAAGCCAATAGCAACTCTTATTACTCCCCTCGTGCGGTGCATAGTTTTCGGTAAATTCATAATACTTTGATACTTTCTTGCCGTTTTCAAGATTTTTAATCAATTCGTATTTGTATTTATCGGTGCTATCCTTATCGGTGTTTTCGGTTCTTTTGTAATATGCTTTTGCCGTAACTTCTTTGTCGCTTATCTTTTCGTAATAATCGGTTATATTCGTACCGTATGCAATATCAGTTACTTCCTCATACTCATACGGTATTATCGTACCGTTATCATCAGCTTTTCTTACGTATAGTTTGGTTTGAACCGTACCTGTGCTATCAGAAACCTTTTCATAATAACTTGATATATTATCGCCTGTTTTCAGATTGCGAACTTTCACATATGTATAAGGGAACGAAGTGCCTGTTCGCTCGTAAAATGTTACATTTGTATTTGTTCCCAATGGCGCAGGCTCTCTTTGATATAAACCTTTGCCTTTTAACTTATCGCCTTGCTGTAACCAAGTGGCAACGGTGTATGTATACGGTGAGTATTCGCCTTGCCTTTCGTAGTAATACACATCACCACCGTCATATGTTGTTTCATTCGTATCTTCTATCGGCACATAACCGTCACGGAACACCTTATATTCCGTCTTTTTGTAACCGTCATTATACGTTTGTTTACTTGACTTTCTGTAACCGTCATTGTAATACTCGTCTTTCGTCTGAGTATATCCGTCATTGTAGTATTTTTTTATTTCAATGTCCAAATTGCTTGTTTTAAAGTAGTTCACGCCGCCTGTCAAAGTAAATCTACCTATCGCCCCATTCCAAACATAGTAAGTTTTTTTGCCACTGCTTTCTTTTTGACAATACATAACATCAATATCGGCATTGCCGTCCTTAACTGCCTGTTTGTCAAATGTAGTAGGGTCTTTGTCTGTATCTACAATCTTCATAAACATAGATACTTTGTCAGGAAACAGTATCAATTTCTTTACATATGTGCCGCCAAGTACATCAACGGCATTTTCGTATACATTGAATTGCACCATACTACGCTGTATCGCGTCAGTTTCTTCTGTCACGCCTTTTTTTATTAGACCTGTATATACTTTTGTGATTTGTCCTTTACTGTTTTTCTTGTCGCTCAAAACGAGATAATCAAGTTTTAATTCGGTATCGTCACGATAGATAACAACAAGGAAATCATCAAAACTGAATAGCGATATAGGGTGTTTGTATTCAAGTCCCATATCGGACAATATGTCTACTCTGCTTTGCGACGGTGTTAAATAAGGTGCCTCGACTGTAGAAATGTTGCATTCCATAGACAAAGCACCTGTATCTATAACTTGCCGTCTGTTTAAACCACTCCAATTCAGTTTGGAAAGGCTATATTGCTTTAGTGCCTGTGGTAATGGTACTTGTCCGAATTGTAATTCGTTTTGTTTCTTTGCCATATAACCTCTCCTTTACTGTCCGAATTGTTGGGCTTTATCAGATAGCCATTGTTTGAAATTTTCAAGTAAAATATTGTAATTGTTGAGCCAATTTGACGCAGGACCGTACTCATTTTCAAGTGAATATGCTTCGCCTCTTAGCTTTGACTTTACCAATTCGATAAATTCTATCGGTATCATCACGTTACCGTCTTGTATTTCGTCATTTTCATTTACTTTTATCAATTTAGGCTTGATATGATAGATTAATTTAATAAAATTAGGTGTTTTTTGCATTTTAACAGCTAAATTATCACCTTTTTTATAAAAACAATCGGGAAATACGAAACCGCTTGTTATACTCGTCTTTATTAATTGTGTTGTATCTGCATACACCGCATATATATCTTCAAACCGTATCGGTGCTTCATTATCCGAAACATCAAGGTTTGCAAGCTGTATAACATCCTCTTGCGGTTCAGTAATTATCAAGTCGTTCTGTTCTTTTATAATCGCACTGTATAACAGCCATTGCAGACTGTTCAGCCACGTTACATACGTCGAATTTGTGATAGGAAGTGCGACGTCCACTTCACTCTGTAATTCTGCTATTAACGCTTTTGCAGATATTCCACTGTCAAACACTTCTCTACCACCTCATTCGTCGTACACGTCTGTTATGTGCGTGATTTTTCCAATAATGCACATAGGCATTTCTTGATTTTCGTGTAAATTCTTGTTTGAATATACCTTGTTGGTCATAACCACAAAGGTATAAGATATTGTCCACGATTGCCGGAGTATAAAGCGGTAATACAACGTTTTCGTCCGATAAATCGTGTACCGGTGTAAAATGCACACCCTCTTTGAACAGTAAGTCGGGATATAGCGCTTCAAGTTCTGCAACGGTGTCGTTAAAGAAATTAAAGAACCGTCGCTGTTCAAGAGGTACTTTAAGACTTACTTTTTCATATATTTCTTTAAGTGTTACTTCTGCTTGTTCCAATCTATCACCGCATTTCAGAAAAAAATATTTCAGCAAGTACCTAAAATAACGGCAAAATAACGGCAAGGCAACATATAATCACCTTGCCGTTAGAATTAAATACAGTTGTAAATTCTGATTAGACCGCCCGGATTTGAGCAGATAAGGTCACCGTAGTTTGCAAGCAACGCTCTGTAAACTGATGAATTTTCCTTTAGGTTGAAAATACCACCGCCTTGCAGGTCAGCAAACTTCCATTCCTGTGTATGTAATTCAAGTGCCGATGTATCAACACCCCAAATTTCATCATCCGGCACGAACATTTCGTTGACAACATCAACCTGTCTGTTGCCGAAAGCAAACTGAATTGATTTGAAACCACCCTGTAAGGTGTTCTGTTCAACTCTGATATTGTTTACTCTTAGGTATTCTGTGTAGTGGTCGTACGCTTCGTCACCGCACAACAACATATCAACCTTTGAGTTCTTGTCCTTTTCGGCACGTCTTAGAGCCTTTGTGATAATGCTGTCCTCAACATTATCATTTGCGTTAATAACAATAGGCTTGATAATCGGATTGTCTGCCTTGCTTACGCCGTAAATTGTCGGAACTTCATCGTCGAAGATAGCACCAAGACCTGTGATTTCACGGTTAAATGAGTTCTGCACCGTCATAAAGCCGTCAACAAGTGCTGTTGTAGGCGCTTTGTCAAGGATAATCTCATAGTTACCGTTGCTGTTCTTTGTACGATTAATTGCCATAATTCGTAGTTGTTTAGCAACCACGTCGTTTGGCGTTGTAGCCGAGGTCGGATAAAAGTCTACAATCAAGCCTTCCTTGACGTACTTAATGTCAGTCACTTCAACTTTTGTTGTCGGGGTTGTCTGTTTAACAACCTTTGTTAATGCGCCTGTACCGTTGCCAAATAGTGAACGTCCGACGTTCCATTTGGCTGTTTCGTACGCCGCCTTAACTTCTGTGTCAAGTGCGTTTGCCATAGAGCCGTCCTTGCCTGTAAGTTGTACAGCTTTGATTGACAGTTCAACGTTTGTATACATATCTTTTGCGTATGTTCTGAAACGCTTGAACATAACGTTACCTGCTTCAGGTGTCGCAAGTCCTTCTTCGCCGTAGCCAAAACCGCCTGATAGACCGATTGGAGCTGACGCAACAATCTCATTTGCTACCAATGGCTTTTTCTTGATTTTTGATAGTAGTGGTGTAGGCTCGATACCGAGTAGGTTATTCCATACCGGTAAGTAGTTAGATTTTAGAGCCTCTTCAATAGTTTTTAAGTTTTGTTCTCTTCCCATTTAAGTATCTCCCTCTTTTGTCATTTGTGGGTACGTTATCTCTCTCTGAACATATTTCGTGTTCTTTTGGAGGCGTCGTCCCAAGTTGTTGGTTTTTCTTTTATTGTTAATGCCGCGTTTACAGCGCCGTTTGACGCTGACATTGCAGGCACTTGCTGACTTTGTTTAATGTCGTCCAGCCTCTTTTTTTCAATCATTTGTTGAAATTCAGGATTGCTGTCGTAGTATTTCATTAATTCTTCTGCTGTTGGGTCTGACGGTGGCGGTGTATTCGCGGAATTTACGCCGTTTGCAATCATATACGCCGTCAAATACTTTTCGTCCATAGGTATATCGTCGTTGTCTAACCACTTGTTATGTTCAATGATGTAGTCCAGCTGTGGCAACATATCGTTAATACCTTTCAGTTCATCAACACCGTTGAACGCCTCAAGCATTTCTCTTTTTTCTTTCTCGTGCATACCGTCCTTTGCGTATTGCAAGGCAGGTTCAACGTCTTTTAATACTTGTTGTGTGACGTATTTTTGCATTGCATTTGCATAGTCCTGTTGCATTTGCTGAACAGTTGCATCGTCCTCGAATGCTAAACGGTTTACATCCAACATAGGCATTTGCATTGCGTCATCTATAATCGCTTGCTCACGTTGCTGTGATTGCTGTGTTATAGTCTGTTGCAATTCGTTATTTGTCTGTCTTAGCTGTTCGTTTTCTGCCATAATGCGTTGGTATTCCTGTTCACGTTCAGCCGCCGCTTGTGCCGCCGCCTGTGCTACATTTGCCGCCTCATCAACCGCATTATTCTCTTGCGGCGGTTGTTCTTGTACCTGTTCTTGCGGTTGTTTCTCTTGTACTTGTTCCTCTTGTACTTGTCCCTCCTGTTGTTCTTGGGGGGTATTTTGTGGGGTGTCTTGGGGGGTACCGTCTTCCCCTAACACCGTCTGACCGTCGAACATATCTTCGGTCGCTCGTCTTGCGTCGTAGAAATTATCCATTATGTATATCCTCCTATCTTTGTCCTTGTTGTTGTGCCAACATAGCAATTACATTCTGCTGTTGGTCTTGTGTCTGCGCCTGTTTATGTAGTCTGATATGGTCCTCTAATGCTTTTGCATACTCAGGCTTTTTCAGTTTTAACAGTTGAAAATCCAACTGCAAGATATACCGCAGGTGTTCGTCTATGTGTATATCGTGGTCGTCAAACTCTGATACTCTCGGTACTGCACCTTGCTCAAAGAATACATTTTCACGTTGTGCCGCCTGTATTTGCAGTGCATTGATGTTCATTATTTCGGTGTAATTGCCTATTTTCATAAACTCCAGCGCCCTCTGCTTTACACGCTCCGGTATCTGACCGTTTGCGTCAGTGAACAGTCCCATTTTGTATGCGTCGAAGAAACGCTCCTTTTGCACTTCTTCTGACATTAAAAGCTCATTTTCTGTGACGTATTCCACGTCATAGCTGTTAATATCGTCGCTATTCCAAATAATCGCATTACCAATGCGGTTTTTACCTGTGCAATTCAGCACGCGTCGCGTATTCGCGTATTTTTTATAGATTTCAAGCCACATTACCGCTAAATTTTTGATACTGTTTCGGATATGGTCGCCTGTCAGTGATAGACGTGTATTGTCTATGTCAACAAGGTTCTGTATAGCTGTACCTGACGTTACGCCTGCAGGCGTTGCACCGTTCATCATCAGCTGTGATACACCTGCTACATATTCCATATCGCTTTTCAGATTGTATCGTTCTGTCATAATCTCTGACGGCAAATTGCCATTCGGAATAGGTGTCGGCGGCTTTGTTCCCTGTCTGTATACCAACATTGCACCCGGTGCCGCACCGTTTTGTTCAAATTCTTCGATGTCGATACTGCCTTCCTCGGTGTAGAAACCCTGTATTGCAATGCGTTTGATGTATTCGTGTATTCGGTTCAGACAGCCGTTATACGCCCTTTGACGCGGTATCAAATCTTCAATTATTGATTTTCCAAAAAACTGTCCTGCCGATTCGCGACACATCATTTGTGTTAATGGTATGCGTGAATACGGTAGCGGACCGTAGTAAACCAAATGTTCGTCACCGACAATGATTATCATTCTTCCGTCCGGTCTATGTTTTGTCGGACGTTCAAAATACGTAATCACTTTTGCGGCGTTATCTACCGAACGTGTACCTAATGTTGTGACGGTATTCTCGTAACCGAAACCGCCTCCGGCAACAACAGGTGTTAGTTCAAATGTTTCAACCGTTGTACCCTCAACTTTGATACCGTATAGGTCGTATATTTCCTCTTTGGTCTTTACCTGCTCCAAAATAATTGAACGCTGCGCCTCTACACCTTCTTTGAAAATGCTTTCAGGGAACACTTCGTACGGCGTTATCAGTCCGTACTCCAAATCACCTTGGTAAAACGCTTGTTCAAACTTTTGTTCATTGCCTTCATCATCAACCGTAACGACTTTTTCGGTGGCGTATTTCTCACCCTTGTCCTTATCCCACCACGATAACCAAAAACAGTTACCGCACAATTCATTCCACTGTATTGCGGTATTTTTCTTGGTGTCAAAATCGCTTGAAGTCTGCAAATACTGCAATATCGTTGTAGATGTTTCAGCTTTCGCGTAGTCCTCCAACTCATTTGTACGTGGATTGACTTTCATTCTGTAGTTAATCTTTTTCAGATTGGCTATTCTCGTATCTATTAACGGTGCAATCTGATTAAACGTTTCGCGTTCCAACCAATCGTATACAGGCTCCAACTGTTCGATTTCGCGACTGTACGGATTAAAATCACAATACTGATTACCGACTAAAAAATTAGCGTTTAAATGCCATTGTGTTTCCAATGCTGAACGCGCGGAACGGCGTTTCTCTAATTCTTCGTGAATATTTGCGATAATATCTTCCTTGTACAGTTGGTTTCCGTCGTCGTCGGTGTCAATTACTCTGTCAACTTCTTCATCGTCTGCACTTTCGCTGTTAGGTGGTGAAAACATACTCTTTACGCTCGCTTTTATGCCCTGCAATACAGGTGAATATCTTAAATTCATTATTCATCACCCACCTTTGTGTCGTTCTTGCGCCACCTATTCAAAACGGCTTTATGCCTGCTGATAGGTTGCTTTGGCTCATCGGCTTTGATGTTGTTGTATTCGGTCATATTTCTGCACATCAACCTGTTATACAGGTCTTTGCGTTCGATATGTTGTACTATCGTCATTCCTACTATGGTTAGTGTCTGAATAGCTATAACGCATAGCAGAAACCCTGTTACATTCATAGCCATTCCCCCTTAATCAGCCTGTAAAATGCTTTCAATCAACGTTTCTTTGTCGGCGTTTGCGTTGATACCCATTTCCTTTGCGATTTTTTTCAAATCGTTGTACTTAACACCGTCCAAATACTCCTTTGTGTACGGAATAGGGTATTCTTCTGCGTTGTTATCCTCTGTTTCAACTGTTTCTTCCACGTTTTCTACTGTTTTCTCTATTCCGCCGTGGAAAAATAGTGGTGGCGGTGGTACTGATACCGTCTTTTTCTCTGCTGACGGGTCGTATTCTGCAACAGCTTTAACCGCTTTTTTCAAACATTCCTCGCAAATTATGACACTGTTACCGAATTCGTTTGTATTTGTCAGTGAATATGTATCGGTATTTTTGCACCCTCTGACTTCGCATTTTTTCTTTATCTTCTTGATTTTCATTAGAAATAGCTCCTCCTTTTTTCTAATCTGCCTTTTAATGCTTTCTCTCTGTACTTTTGTACCGCTGTCTTTTCCTCTTTCGGCGGTTTTGACGGTGATGTGAATTGCAACACGAAATATCGCAATGCGTCAGGTAAATGTGTTATATCGTGCGGTTCTGTCGCACAATCCGTTGGATGTTTCGTATCGCGTTGCAATGATGTTAAACAGTCGATTAATTCAATACAATTATCGAATATCATCAATCGGCTACTGCCGTTTTTGACCTGTAATAAATCTTTGACTGCCAACCAACCTGCCTCACGGTTATTTGAACTTTTTAGCAGTGGTAAACCGCCCTCACGGAACAAATCCGCCTTTGTCTTGCCGCTCTCTTGCGTTCGTCCCCACATATCAGGTGGGGCGGCGGTGTATTCTATTCGTTCGTCAGTCGGCGTCAGATTGACTATTTCCCCTGCGCCAACTGAAATAACCTTATTGCTTTCAGCGTACTCGCGGTAAACATAGTAGTTACTGTGTTCGTCAATAGCCACCCATACACACGCCAAACAATCCAAACCGTAGTCCATACCACGATATTTACGCCAATGTTTAGGAATTTGAAACGGTTTAACAATATGTATCGACCTGTCAAATTCATCGAAATAGCGCCCTTCGAGCAAATCCCAACTACCGTCACGCCACGCCTCTCGCAGTCCGTCGGGCAGATTATTTAACATATCAACATAGCCTGTATCTGTTTCCAATAGCACCGCATTATCAAACACCGTCGCAGGAATGAACATATAATCGTTAGGATTTTCTGCATTCCTGTATTTTCGTGATACAAACAGACGTTTTACCCATTCGTGACCGACACCGCCGGGGTTACACGTCAGATACATACGTTTCGGAAATGAATTAGCACCTCTGATACACGCTGTTAATGTTGAATATTGATATTCGGTGAATTGCGTTGCTTCGTCCATAAAAATGACGTCGTATTCGATACCCTGATATTGATTGACGTCGCCCTCACTGTCGCAATACCCCATTTCCAACAGTGAACCATTATTGAAATAGAAACACTTTTCCTGTTTACTGTATCTCGCAACACCTTTTAACAACGGTTCCAACTCTCTGACGTGGTTACGCTCCAAGTCCCTGTATGTCCGTCGCAGGAATAACATTTTTATACCTGCATACCTGATAGCCAATAGTACCGCTTTCATTCTGACCGCCCACGACTTTCCGCCCCCTCTTGCTCCGCCGTACATAATCATTCTGTTATGTGCGGTGAAAAACTGTTCCTGTTTCGGATTTGTGCGTGATAGGTCTAATTTCAGGCTATTCTGCATATTTCATCACGTCCTGTGGCATTTTAATTTCAATCGTCGTATTTTCAGTCGATTGTCCCTGTGCTAATGCACGTTTGTCATACAACGTATTGACCGCCGTACTGATTTCAGACAACTTGTGCAGTTCCAATGACCGTATCTTTGCTCGCAATTCCTGTTTTTGCGTTGCCGTCATTTCATCAGCCGGAATATCGTTCATCAGTTCTTCCAATTCACGCTGATGTTTTAATGCCAATTCCATACGCCTGTTAATCAGTTCTGCACCGTTTTCAATAGCTCTACTCGCCGTTTCGATGAAACCCTCGCGGACCTCTCGCCGTTTTTCTGCATATTCGTCCATATCAGGTGGATGTCGTCGCCACCACGATTTTAACGTGTTTACGGGAATACCCATTTTGCGTGATACTAATTCCCAATTTCCCAATACCGTGTATTCCGCAAATGCCTGCTCACGGTCGGCGTCTGTATATGTTCTCTGTTTTGCGATGGCTGACACCCCCTTTTTTCGTCAATTTAATATTTCCGTCCCCACCGACAATCAGTGAAATATTAACCCACCGTCACCACGACAGTTCTACCTACTATATGTAGTAAATCAAATCTATCCCCCACACTATTTTCCAATTTTAATATTTTTGCATTTTGTATATATTGCATAAATAACCATAGGAATATATGTACACTTTTCATAATCTTATTTAACTTTGGCATAAAAGTATTGACTTTGGCATAAAAGTTTGCTATACTATAATCAGAAAATAACAAAAGAGGTCAGCCGAAAGGCAAGAAAGGAAGATTAATTATGAAAAAGAGATTAATTTACGGAGAAACAAACGCATACGACATTATCATTAGCATTGACGAAGAAGGATGTTGCAGATATGTCACAGAGAAAAAATGGTTCCCGAATTTAGCTGACTGTGATGATGATGACGAAAAAACTGAAAAAGCTGAAGAATTTTTAAGAACTATTGAAGATGATAGTTCTTGGGAAAACGACAGTTACGAATTATCAGCAGACGAAGTATTAGAATATGTAGACATCATCGCTGAAATTGAAAAAGAGCTATAAAAACGCAATTCCGACGCATTTCGGTGCGTCGGTGCAATGCAGATGATTAAAGGAGGAAAATAAAATGTTAAAAATCATTAGAGGGAAAAAGTACGATACAGACACCGCAAAGGAGGTTTGTTGTTATTCAAACAACTTACCTTTCGGCGACTTTGATTTGGTGCAAGAAACCCTGTATGTAAAACGTACAGGCGAGTATTTCTTACACGGCAAAGGTGGAGCAAGAAGTAAATACGCTGTACCGGACGGCGATTTTATGGGGGGCGGAAGTGAAATTATCCCCCTATCTGAAAAAGAGGCTCAAGCTTTCGTTGAAGAAAACGGCGATACGGAAACCTATGAAAAATATTTCGGTGAAGCTTCCGAAGGAGAGACCCGGACAACTATTATCCTATCCGAAACGACTAAGAAAAAGCTACAACGTCTTGCCCTTGAAAAGCGTGTATCTATCAGTCAAATCGTGGAAATGTTAATTGAAAACGCATAACAAAAAAAGACGGTTGCCGTTTGGTAACCGTCTTTTTTAGGAATAAATGAAAAAATATAATATCTCTCAAGTGAGCATATATATTATATCACATTTTCTACCGCAAGTCAAAGTGAGTTAAGTTATACCGAAACCGTTTATAGAATTCGCGTTTTAGATTAAATAACCGTTTTGGGTGCAATCCGTATTGCATTTGTATGTAGACGTGATTGACGGAGCTGTCTGTCAGAAATTTATATAGTGCCTGATAATCCTCTCCTGCGACTTCAAGACACATATTCAGCACTGCCTTATCTTGCTCCGGCAGTCGTTTAGCATTAACACACAGGAAATATATCAATCCTTGCGTGTTGTAGTTTATTCCTAACCTATCTAATGTTCTTGAAAATCTAAACTCCGTCAATCTCCTGTCCTCCTATTTGCTATACAATATCCTTCCGTCGTAATAGAATGTCATACCGCATTCTTTTCTTACGACCTCTTTAACCTCTTTCAGCTTACCGTCCTGCATACCCATTAAAACATCCTTTATTGCCTGTCCTAATTCTGTTATACGTTTCTTCTTCCATTTCAACATTGAATAGAACGTATACAGGATTATAGGTGCATTGTTTTTCATTGCACACGTAACCATTTTAATGCGGTCTTGCTCGGCAGTGCTTGTCTTGATTTTTAGTGGGTCAAAATCGTTCATCAGTTTTTCATAATCAAAATCGCACTCATCTTTTAATTCCTCTGCGAGTTTATCAATATCGCGTTCACGGTTATACACAACCCCAATATATCGAATAACTCCCTCTATGTATTGACACACGCGTTTTTGACCCCATTTACATTTTATACGCAGATACCACGCACCTACTACCACAAGATTGACAACACCCTCTGTTGTAACTTCGTTTTCAACAATCTTGTACGACTGCAATGCTTTCTTTCTATTGAATTTCTTAATACCGCGTTTCTTTGCAATTTCATCAAAATTTTTTAATATTCTTTCTTCTTCGGCGTTTTTTATCACCTGCCTTACAGCTCTGCGTTTTTGTTTTAGTTTCTTCGCTGTTTTATCCATATCAACACCTCACCAAATTCGCCCTAACCACGTCAGGGTTTCTGTCCACAATCTTTGCTATTTCAAAATATGATAGACCATTATCTCTTAATCTTTTCATTGTATCTAATTCTTTGTTGGTTACTCGTGTCTTTTTCTTGTTTTCAGAATTGCTTGCTTTATCCGGTACATATTCCGGACACTTTTCAATCCTATACGAATCGTACGTCTTGCGGTGTACCTTTTTAGCAGTCCAACCCTCCACAGGCTGAAAGCAACTGCTCCACGAACAATCGCCGCAAGCTTTCTGACACGCCCAACATAATTGTTCTGTCGACATTTGTTTTCCCTCCTTATCGGCTTATTGCATCGTTTCATCTAACCTTTGTTGATACTCCGTAAAATACCACGTCAGTTCATCTTTGAACACATTGATAGCCTCTTTCACTTTGTCTCTGGTCGAGAAGTGAATCTCACCAAAGCTTACAGGACGATGATAACTATATGCGTAAAGTCCTGCATCATTTCCTGCATCATCTTTTTTGTAGTCATAACCGATAGTGAATATCAGTTGCATAAGATCTCTCTTATTTACAGGTTCATCGTTCAGCGCTTGCCACTGACGTAGTTTACGCAACAACCTATCAGCTTTTGCGTTGTTTTCTGCTATTTTTTCGTCACTGTAATAGTTTCCATCAAAATACGCAGCCTTATCCGTTATAAGCCCCACATCACATGTATCATCTACACCACCAAGCACATTAACGGAATAGTATTCATCTCTATACTCAACTCGTTCATAACCCGTCTTTTTTTTAGCAATCAAACCTAACTCTTTCGCTTGTTCTTCGGTAATTTCGGTTTTAATCGTCTTACCGTTTGCACTAATTGTTGCTTTCATATTAATTATCCTCCTTTATATAGCTTCATAGCTTTTCGTTCTAATCACTTTTTCAACATATTTAACTTTATACGGCTGGTTAAAAAACTCGTTTTCTTGACACTCCGTCAGACCCATCAACCAATCAACAGCATATAACTGTCCATCAACATCTATGATTGTTTGTATCTTTTTTTGCCAACGATGGTCATTACCCTTTATCTCGTCAACAAAATCGCCCTCATATACCAATTTTTTTATTTCTTTTTCAGATAACTCTTCTCCGTTTTTTAATTTGTTTATAATATCATTCATTATTCTATCTCTCCTTATCCTATTTTGATAAATACTCCGTTTTTCTTACTGTCTGCCGATGAACTTTTGAGATACATTATCTCATCTATGGGTACTCCACCTTCTTCACCATATATGTCATCTGGGTAGATAACAGCTACTTCTGTATCGCAAGGAAATGTATTTAAAATATCAACCATTTCTTTAACCGTCATTTTATCCCTCATTCTGCAATAACTATTTCTATATCATCTTTGTCATTACTTTTTCTTAATAGGGACGTGTTATATTCTTTGACTGCTTCAATGTAGCGAGCCAGCGCTTCTTTTGCTCCTTCTGCATTACTGTACTCACGAGGTGCAATACTGTCATCATATTCTTTCTCACGACCTCTTACATATATAATAGCTGGTGTTAGTTCTGGACTACTTAGACTTTTAACCTCAATCCCATTAGACGCACAAAATTTAAAATCCCCTCGTTTAATCCCATCTCCCTGCTCCAGCACTTTCATTAACAATACATTTTCGACTCTCCAAAATTTAATTTTTAACATTTTTACATCTCCTCCTTACTTCTCAACCTTTTCAATTCTTTTTTACCTTCTGCCGACAAGTCGTTTTCGTCTTTAATATTATTAAGACACGATATTACTCTGTCATTCATCATAACTTGAAAATTTTCGTTCTTCGGTAATAGGCACTCTGTTTCTCCTTTATGGAATACGCATTTTTTGCAGTTACAAATCATTTTAATTCCCCTTTCCGTATTCTTTTATAACTATATTAAGTTGTCGTCCTAACCACTTTAATCCGTTTGTAGTTAACCAATAATAAGTATGGTTGTCACACTTCTGTACATTTATAATATCTTTCGGCAATCTGTTCAAAAGATTGTTACCGGTTTCGATGTCACAATAATAATTGCGGTATGGCTTGTAAAAGGCTTTTCCGTGACGGTGATAAGGTCTTTTATAGTTAAGTCCTATCATATGCTTGCATATATCTATCACTTTATTCAATTCTTTGGAAGTAAAATCCGTTTCAATCCCCATATCTAAGCCCATATTACATAAATACTCATTATAGTCATTATCACGTTTTTTTACCCAATTCCACGGGTGAGAACAACCTAACATTCCATCTTGATGTTCTACTCCATATTTTCCTTCTGCTTCCGGACAAACATCTTCCGGAGCTGATAATGGACAATAATCGCATCTCATTTTCTATTCCTCCGTCATTTCAAATTGGACGGTTTTACCGTCTGCATTAATCGTTATTTGCATTACTGTTCCTCCGTTTCTTTTTCTTGAAATTCCTTTAATCTGTCCTCTAAATATTCAATCTCATCTTTCCAATGCTCATTAATATTTGTAATTAAAAAAAAACAATCTTCTGTTCTGAATATCCTTTTATTGTTACACCACCGTTGCAAATGTCGTATTTGTTTCGGTGCATTGCCCTTATCATAAATCATCACATACGGGTCTACACCTATATCACGCAGTGCGTATATTCTAAATAAATCTTCTTCAAATGTGGTATTGAAATTAGTCAAAACATATGCTTTTAATTTTCGAATAGGTAAATCCAACTCGCCTGCTACCTCTTTGAATTTTGACAATAAATCATCTTTTGGGTTGTCCCACGCAAAATGTATACAGTCTATTTTCATACGTTTTATTAATTCAATATTTTTTGAATTAACAAGACGTATATCAAATCCCTGTGTTACATCTATCTTAGCTTTACAGTCAACCAATTGTTGTAATAAATCCATATGTTCTTTACAGGCTAATAAATTTGGGTCTAACAGTTTTATGACTTTTTGACCGTTCCAAAAACAATCAAGATTTGCAACTTTGTGGCTACATAATCCCTCTTTTTTACCAACTATACAAAAATCACAATTCCGAGGACAACCACGAGTTAAAAACCCATATGCTTCGTTATATTCGGGATATATACTGTAATCGGGGTATATGTTCTCTATTTCCGCCGGCAATTTATTATGTAAATCATACCCTGTGCCACCTTTGATTATTTCATCAGCATTTATGCAATATTCAAAATCCGGTGTAAATGTAAAAATCTTTGACATATAAACACTATCATAATGCTCAAACAGATTAACCCATTCCACTGTATCACCACATTGTTTATGGTATGCCGATATTTTCATCAGTGGCAAATTAGGAAAATTATGACCGTCTACGTCAATCAATCCAATTTTCATTGTACCTCCTCAATACTTACAATCAATTTCCAACTTGCTCGCCATTGCCTTTTTTATAATTTTCAGCAACGTTTTATTTGTGTATTTCGGTAGCGACTTTTTGTTGTAGCCGCTACCCTTAAATCCCTTATACTTTTTGCTCATACTCATACAACTTCTCTATTGCCTTTTTCATCGGCTCAAAATTTTTAATTTCTCTGTCTATTGTTTCTTGTGCCACCGACGGAAACATTTCTGCGTCAAGTGTTATAAATCCGTTTTTATATTTCTTTGTCAACATTTTTATCCTCCCAACAATCGCAAGTTGTATGCCGTGTATCTTCTTTCCATAGCAAAAATGTTTTCGTTGGACATTTTGCATATATACCAGTTGTATTATCATTTAAAACGGTAAGAAACTTGCATTTATCACAGCTTTTAATCATCTTCTGATATTCCTTAATTTTCGTCAGTTTTAGTTTTACATAATACGCTTTTATGCCGTATGTACTTAAATGATGTACATACTTACCTTGTGAACTCCTTATAATATACCCGCGTTCCGCAAATTTTGGCATAACTGAGCCGTAGTCATATCCTTTATCCTGTAAAAAATCAACAAGTTTATATTTATTAATTGTCGCAACACCGTTTTCGATTTTACCCCATATTTCATTATTGAAAGTTAATGATTGAGCAAATCTCTCTGCATTATGATATACCCAATTACAAATTGTATTGTAGCAATAATCAACAGTATCATCTTGCGGTACTTCTTCTCTTATATTTCTTTCGGTTAATAATGCCGTTAATAGTAACAGGTAATTTATACTGTCGCCTATCTTTTCAGCCCACATTTCTTTTGATATTGCCTTGCCCTGTTCGTAATCGTCAATCAAATCGTACACGCTGACAGTATGCTTTGCCATCATACCGCCTAACGCTTTAACCGCTGTGCATTTCTGCAATTTGCCTGCCACTTTGAAATTATGCAATCTATCATCGGTTGCATATTCTTCTGCTTTACTGCATAGAACGCTTTTACACGTTTCTATGCGTTTGTTTATAACTTCTTCAAATTGTTCAGTTCTCATATCGTCACCTCTTATTCGCACGGCTCATACTTTTTCTGAAACACATCAGGCTTACACGGGTAATATTCCCCTCGTAGTCCTCTGATGATGTAGTCACCTGTGCTTGCTACCATATCGCCCTCTAAGGTTTTTATTATCAATACTCCGTTTGTAATAATAGCACTTTCATTTTTTACAAATCGCATAATCTCTGCTACATTTCTGCCCGTCCATTGTACCGCCTCAATTTCACACGGTTTTGTTCTAAACTTCATTTTTGTTCCTCCATTAATTTTAACGTTCTTTTCAGTTTTTCGTCTGCAATTTTGTTTATTGTGTCATTGTCAATGTTAAATAAATATTGCAACTGTATCATCATTACAATTACGTCCGATAATTCTTCCTTTATGCTGTCTTTAACTTCGTCCATTGCTTTTCTTACCGGTTGTCCACTTTGTCTTATTCTCAAATACTTAGTCAACACTTGTGTTAATTCAGCCATTTCTTCAATCGCTACCGGAATTTGTTTAATACCGTAGTGTTCCGCTATGTCTAACCAATCTTGCTTTTTGTATATCGGCATAACCGCATTTTCTTCTAAATACTTTAGCGTGCGTAACCAATTTGCAAGTTGCTTGTGTTCTTCTGCACATTCCGAACAATTTTTAGTTGCGACTTCTTCGCAATGTTCTATTGCCTCATCAAGTGTCATTGGTTTTGATTTTATTTCTGTTGTCGAACGCATATTCCATGCTTCTCCAAGTTCATCATCTGACCTGCTTTCATTAATAAAACCTACTGTTGCACCGCAATTTTGACACTCAATTTGAAATCGCATTTCATCATACATGCCGCCGTCAAGAAATGCTACTTCTGTGCTCCCACAGAATGGACACGACTTTAATTCATTCCACATTTTCTATTCCTCCAATTCGTCTATCTTCTCAAATATGTAATCTACCGCAGACTTCAAATCATTACCGACACTTTGAATGTTCTGCGGTGTTAGTTGTGAAGTTACAAGCATTGTGTAACAAGTTTTCTCGCTTGGTAATACGATATTCAACGCTAAGCTACTTATCAATGCTATAATGGGTATTTTAAACCACTTACTAAAGCATTGTCGTTCCTCTTCTTCGTCAAGATATTCATAAAGACTAACAACTACTACAAATCCCGTTACAAGCATAACTATAAACAATACAGTTTTGAAATTGTCGCACAAATTAATTAAATAAATCAAACTCGGTCTAATTATCGGTGTATTCATTACTCATTCGCTCCTTTGAATATTGGTTTATATTTATTGTCTATCGGTGTGTTATACAATCCGCACGCCTCATATTTGCTACGCCAGTTTGTATTAGCCTCTCTCGTTATACCATACGCCTTGCATTTGCAGTGATGTTTTCCGTCAACTGTTATTGTTGTGAAGTTACAGCAATTACGGCATAGCACGCCCTCTAATTCGCCGTATTCTCGATACATAGCACCGATTTTAATTCTCTTTTTCTTCGCCATTTTCTTCCTCCTCAAAATCACTAACCACTTTTATAATTCTTATAATCACTTTCATAATAGTTTCATTTTCTATGTCATTACTGCTATATCCAGTATGCAGTAATGCGCTTGCTCTACCCATTTCATAGTAATGAGCCATAAAATTCATGTTAAAAAACGAATTTTTTTCCGGAAATTGATTAAGTATTTTTAATCTGTATTCTGTTTGCTTGAGCATTATATCTTGAACTGCCTCTTTTGCGTCTTTCGAGTTGCGGATTGAAGCAATGCAAAGGTCTATAAATTTTAATTTATTAAAATCCAAATTTTCTGTTTTTGCTTCGCCTAAATATTCTTTAAATGTCTTGCGAATAATATCATCGAAATCATATGGCAAACGCGTATTCATTTCTATTTCCACGCTCATTGGTAATTTAATAGTCATTTTCTATCCCCCTATTCTGTGTATAACTCTTTGTTCTTCGTGTGTTCCGTGATTGTAGCGAGGAACTGCGCGTTGCACGGCTTAACTTTGTTGTAACCAACACTGTTGCCAAAGTATTTTTTAGCCATTTCGGGGCGAATATTATAAAACGTCACCTCTATTGCGTGGCGAATATTTCGTTCCACCTGACTTTGTGTTTTGCCAACATTTTCAGCCAACTGTCGATATATATCCGTTTGCTTTATTTTTTCGTTGTTTAACATTATCACAACGGCTTGTCTGATTAGGTCATAGCCTGCCAAATGACACGGTGTACCTAATTCCATTAATATCTTTGTTATTTCTTTTTCTTCGTTCATTTTCTTATTCCTCCTAAAAATAAATTAATCCATACCCTCATACAAACTTTTGCTGACCGAAATATCATCAATATTTGTTTCGTGTATTGCTGTTGCTATCTTCAATTTTGTTTCTCTGCACGGCATATATCCATATTTGATATATCGTATCATTCGCTCAAATGTTGACATTGGGAACAGTATTTTGTCATCGACTACCAGTCGTTTTGTATGTAGGTGTTCAAAAAACTTATCGTCGTACATTACTTTATATTCAATATGTTTTCCGTCGTCCTCCGTTACTTCTTCTTTGAAATATGCAAACTTTGATATAGTAAAATCAAAATTTTCTAACATCGACTTTGCGTCATTGAAATTTTTACGACATAACTCCAATACCAACCCACTGTCTATATGCTTATATGCCTTGACATTGTCGTTTTCGTAGTAAAAATTATATTGCACTGTCAATGCGTTATCGCCTGTATATCCTTCTGTCTGACTGTCGAAGTATTCCACGGCGCAATAAAATTCTTCCTCGTTATCAAAAAATATATCTATGTCCTTTATCTTTTCACCGTTGAAAATGTTTTTAAAACAGCCGCCCGCTATGTATCCTTTATGTCCCATCATAAACTTGTCCAAAAAATTCAACATATAAAAATTTTCTCTGTCTTGTTTAATTATCATCGTTTTCCTCCATATCAATCCACGTTATACCCACTGCATAAGCCGCCCAAATGTCACTCTTAAATCCATAAAACCAATCGGGACATTTCTTTGTCCCTTTTCCGTTCTTTAGGTCGTGCTTTGCAAATCTGTCTATCAAAGCCCTGCGAATAGTTGCGTCGTTGGCTTTCATACTGTGACAGATGTTAATTTTTTCGTCTTTGCGTGTTATGTATTGAACGTCCTTTTGTAATTGCTTTGATTTTTCTGTAAATCTGCCAATCCACACGCACGTTTCAAACACTTCACGTCCAACCGGCATACCGTAGCACGCCACCATTTCGATAACAACAACGTCCACTTGATGTACTCTTATCAGGCGTTCAAAACTGTCTAACAACTCATCATTATCGGTCTTTCCAAAGTCTTGTGGTTTCATTGTTTCTCCGTCAATAATGCACCAACCGCTTTGTGTATTACCGGGGTCTATAGAAAATACAATCATTACGTTTTCTCCCTCATTATTTTTTCAAGTTCGTCATAATCAAGGTTATCGTCTCTGTTAATACTAAGCTCATTTTCATTGCCTTTATACGCTCGCTTTGCGCTTTGTACTTCCGTAAGTGTGGTACGTCCTGCGTTAAAGTGATTACGCAATATCGCCTCTATATACTTGTAATTACGTTTGTTGTTCTTTACAGCTTCGCTTATAGCATATTCAACGACATCTTCTGACATAGCATTAAGCCAATCATCTAAGCCTCGCAGTGTAATCGGTGTCAAAGGTGCTATATTGTTCTCATATAGCTTAACAATTCTTACAGGCAGACGTGGCAGTTTCCTTTCTTCTACTCTCTTTTCTTTTACTTTACTTTCTTCTACTTTCTTTTGTTCGGAAATGTTTACATTTTTGCTTGAAATGTTTACATTTTCATTTAAAATGCGTACATTCTTATAAATTTGGTCGACTTTAATTAAGAGGTACTCTTTTCTGACTTCAACTTCTTTACGGCGACTGACTGCCTCGAAGTATCTTTCTTGTATGCCTCTCGAAGTCAAGATTTGATACTTGTCATAAAGTTCACTGTCAAATATACCTCTTTTAATCGTGGCTCTCACTATTTCAGACACGGCATCACCACCCAAACCTACATTCTTTCCAAACAATAATGCAACGTCTTCTGTCCATTCACAATAGTAACCTTGCTGTCCGTATATCTTTTGGAACAACTTAACGACTATCGCAAACCCTTTCAGCCCAAATTCAGCCTCGATTAATTCAAATTTATCATCTAAATGTACGTTCAGCGGAAAGTAGTTAATTCCGTTGTTCATACACTACACCTCTTAAAGCGGCAAATCTTCTTCATCGCCGATAGTAGCGAAATCATCGCCATATTGACTGTTTAAATCATCAATACTGCTATCAGACAAATCGGTATTACTGCCTGTACTGTTTTCAGATTTTGAACCGGTAAAGTATGCCTCATCTACAATAACTTCTGTCGCATACTGCTTTTTACCGTCATTACCGTCCCAACTTCTTGTTTGAATACTTCCGACTACGGCCATCATACTGCCCTTTTGGAAATATCGTGCGATAAATTCGCCTGTCTTACGCCACGCAATGCAGTTGATAAAATCTGCGTCATATTCACCGTTTGAATTTTTAAATCGTCGTGTTACCGCGATTGAAAATCTCGCAAGTGAAACACCGTTCGGAGTCTGACGCATTTCAACGTCTTTTGTAAGACGTCCAATTAATATAACTTTATTCAATTCTTCCTTCCCCCTTAAACACTTTTCTTAAAATCTTCTTTATAGATTTACGCATATGCTTTAGTGTTTTAATACTAAAGCTTCCGCAGAAAAGTGAAAGTACTTCGCAGTCATTTTCTTTGCACTGACACGTTGAAATCAACGCTCCGTCACATTCGGTTTCAAATACTTCGTTCGTGTATGTATCTTCTACTCTTATTTTTACCATTGCATTTCCTCCTCTTTATTTCTTCAATCCAAGTACCTTACACAAGTATTCATCAAGTTTTACTGATGTTAAATGGTACTTGTTGTTGAAATCTGTTTTACCTATTTTGTGTGCCTCTGTGTGGTGTAACCTACATAGTGGCTGAACTTCCTTACCTAAGTGGTGTGTGGTTTTGCGATTTATACCGCTACCGACAGTATCGACGTGATGTATGTCGGCTCTCTTCCCGCACACCGCACAGCGTCTTTTTGCACAACATAGATACAAATACCTATCTATATCCTCTGTTATATTTAATAGACTGTCATTTGTCGGTATATCGTGATTTATGCATAGTTCAATGAGCCACGATATAAAATCTTTAGCGGTTGTCATATCTACGTCTGACAGACTGAATATATCAATATCCAAACACTCACAATAATTCAACGTAAGTTGCCTGCGAAGTGCTTCGTTATCGCTCTTGTCTATTATGTACAGCAGTTTCATCAACCTCAATTCTTCTTGATACTCACGCTTATTTGATATTCCGCTTATGTATGTACCTATATCGTTCACCAGTGCGAATATCTTACGTCTTTGTTTGTTCGATATACTCCGTCCGTCGTTCAAACGAATTTCACAATCTGTTATACACTTCTGTTCCAATACACTTGTATTGTCAAACGGTGCGACTATCGTAAGAAATTCGCCGTCATAGTCCTTGATTACACCCTGTATTTCCATTATTTCTATCCTCGTGTTGATGTAGATATACATATGAACCATTACGCCCGATGTTTTCGTAAATGAAATTATCACATTTTTGTTTGCTTAGATGTGTATGTAAAACACCACGCTCGTAAGCATACTGTCCTTGTCGCTCTTTCTCTCGTATTCGCTCTTGTATTTCTTCATCTATGTAATTTGCTTCTATCATATAAAGGTCGTAATTTTCAGCCTTTATGCCTTTCATACTGTTGGTGTCGGTTGCATATATCAGTCTCTCGTTGTTCATAAATATTCTGTATCCGAAGTTTGGTACATCGTGATACAGCTTTATAGGTGATATTTGAAACAATCCATAATTGTATGTCTTGCCCGCCTCTACAACGTCTATATTGCTTTTATCGACACCACATTCAACCAAATCATTTAACAGGTGAACTCCCACCGCAAACCGTAATGTTGGGCGGTTATTCGCCAACGCTTTAATTGTTCGCCTGTTAAAATGGTCCGAATGGATATGTGTTAATAACACAATTTTTATATTCTTGTATACGTCCTTTAACGCTCTAAACGAAACGCCGCAATCTATGAGTATAACATCATTAATAACTACGGCGTTCCCCTTACTACCTGTACTGATGATGTTGTATTCCATATCAATCAAAATCATCAAGTGACATAGGCTCGCCTGCTTCTTCTGTAGGAACATTTGGCTGTTGTTCCCCAAAATCATCAGGTTCTTGCTGTTCAACTTCCGTATACGTCGTATCGATTGTATCTATGTATTCTGTTTCGCCGTCCTCGTTGATTACTGCCATATCCTTTGAATAAACGTCTTGCATTTCAATGGACATAATGCCCCATTTGGAGATTAGCTGACGTAACATAGTTTTATATGCCATACCGTCAAAATCTTTTTCCCAAAATGTATAACCTTTTCTTGCTTTGTAACCTTGTGAATACTTCAATGCGTGTTGCTCCATTTTTGACTTAGACCAATAAATTGCTTTTTTAAAACCGTTCTGATACTCGAACATTGCATAATAGCCGATTGTTTCGGCTTGCTCTCTTTGTTCTTCGTCGTCAATTAACTGTACTTCTATTTCTTCTTCCAAAGGGTCAAACTTAACGAGTTCGCCTTTTTTGATAGCAAGTACATTTAGCTTTTTATAATATCCACTGCGTATCGCAAGCTGAATATATCCCTTATATCCAAGCTGAAATTGTGCCTTTTTACAATGATTTTTGTTATCATTAAATGGCACAAGGTAATATTGTCCAAGCTGCGGTGACGGAGATAAGTTAAGACTTTCACCGAGCAACGCCGCCGACACTATCGTTCCTGCCTCACACTCTTGTAGTGCAGGATTGGCAGACACCGCCGAAATGATAGATGATGTAAAGCGTCTTGCTCGGTTCGGGTCTTGCAATGTGTTATTTATAGCTCTCTGGAATTTATCCGTTGTAATCGCCGTACTGAATGACGGTTTTTGTCTTGCAATTTGATTATTCATAACGAATACCTTCTTTCTTCATAAATTCTTTTAATTGCTTTAACTGTTGTCGCGTGCCGTATGCCTTAAACTGTACCGCGAATATTTTTTCTTCTTGCGGCTTAATCTCTGTTTCTACCGGCTTGATTACTTCCGGTGGTGTGAGTGGCTTTTCTATTTGCTCATCAACCTTTTGTGAGGCAACTTCTTTTTGTATCTCTGCTCTTTTCCTTTCAATCTCTCTTTCTTTTTCCTCTTGTATAGCCTGCATACGAGCCTTGACGACTTGAACTGCTTCCGATACGTTGAGGCTTTTCTTGTACTCGACAAGTATAGCTTCTTTGTCCTCTTGCGTTTCAATCATTTTTAAATCGCAAGATACTCTGTCAATGGCATCTTTTGTAGCATTTTTTAATGATTTCATACTTGCCGACATTGTTATGCTAATGTCGAGTTTGTCAAATGTAAGAAAATCAATATTTTTTGAGGCTACATACTCGTTAAAATATTCAACAACCTCTTGTTTCTTGATGTCCTTTATACCGTTTTCCACACTGTTTATTTTTGTTTTCAGCTGTGCGTCTGTATCTTTGTAAACGCTCATACAGTTTTTAAACTTGTCCTGCACCGCCTGTATCGGTGCTATCGCTGTTTCCATAGCCTCTTTATAACGTTTTTCAAGCTCAGTGCGTTCTTTTGTTAATGCACTTCTCATTGACTTTATTTGCTTGTAATTATCCTCCGTACACTCATATTGCAAGGCACTTTGTGTACGTTCCTGAATAATCTCTTGCAGTTTGTTCAACTGCTCCGATATAACCGGTAGTTGGTTCACTGTAATAAGTCCAAACTCACCCTCTGCATTTTCTAATATCTTAATATCTTCACTCATATATCTACCTCTCCTGTCCTCGCGAATTCCTCTATACAGTTTTCGCAGACAACTATATCTGCGATTTCATAGTATTTGTCGCCTACAAATATAGGCTCATTGCACTCGTCACAAGTACAGGCAACTACTTCCTCGCCACAACTGTCCTCGCCGTAGTTGCCGGTTATTTCTTTGTCAATATCTACATATCCAAACATTTGACATTTTCCTTTCTATGTGTTAAAATACAAACACAGATAATTAAATCTGTATTTAAGCTTTGACCGTTTACGAGTGCCAGCTCTAACGGTCTTTTTCTTTTGCAACAATATTGATATACGGCTCACCATTATTCCACGAATGGCGTATTTCAAAATCGGCACTACCATTAATCAATATTTTTGTGTTACTGCCAAGTGCAGTTAATATCGTGATAAATTCTTCATTATTGTAGTTCTCTACTTCGTTATTCATCTTCTTTCACCTCCAACTTCTTCTTGATGTCATCCAACATCTTTAATTGTAATCTGTATTTCTTATCGACTGTTTTGTCAGTCGGAATACACAACGACATAATTTCTTTAAACGGCTTGCCCTCATATACGCTTATACATATAACCGGTACAAACTTATTGTCACCTACCATTGTGTATATCACGACAGGTGCATCGTCACGTTTTGCCGCCAACAAATTAATCTGTAAGCATAAATTATGTAGCTTACTTATCTGACCTGCTGTCATTTGTTATCCTCCTATATTCATCATCACGATTATTTCAAATGCTATCAGCAACATTGAAAACATTGTTACCGCAATGATATATTCTGCATTTTTCATTTACCATTCACCAACGCAATCACTTGGTCTATCTGTCTGTTGGTCTTTTCGTCAAACTTGTGACTGCGTGTTTGTGGTTGTTCCTCTGCGGCATATATACCGCCTTTCATATCTGCCATTGCTTTACCGGTATCAACCCACGCTCTACGACCTTTCTCATTTAGACTGTTCCATATCCTCATTATCAAATTCATTTCTTATCATCCTCTCTCATTAACTTCCAACCACCGAATAGTCCCGCTCCAAAGCTAAACAACGCTATTCCTATAACATACATATGTTATTCCTCCAATTCGAAGTGGATTTTTACCAAATCAATTAACGCAAGATATTCTTTGGCAAACTTACTATTACCGTGTGTTTCTTTTACCTTGTCAACAAATTCGGCTAATGTTCCGTAAAAGCAACCGCATTTAACAGCTATATTTTCCTTTGTTCTGAAAATGGTTGTATTTCTATATTTTGAACCTAATCCTTTTATTGTTATATAGTCAGCATCGCCGTATACCCTTGCATTGCCGCACACCTCTGCATTGCCGTACACCCACGCATTGCCGTACACCTTTGCATTGCCGTACACCTCTGCATTGTCGCACACCTCTGCATCGCCGTACACCCTTGCATTGCCGTACACCTCTGCATTGTCGCACACCTCTGCATTGCCAAACACCTCTGCATTGCCGCACACCTCTGCATTGCCGCACACCCTTGCATTGCCGTACACCCAACAGTTACCTTCTTGAGATAAATTAGACCCACTTTCAATATAACCGCCAAGTTCTCCTGTCTTTACATTACCAAAATCCTTTAAGGCTTTTATTCTATGCAATGTACTTCCATACTTCACTATTATTTCATCAGTCAATTCATATTTTTTCATATATTATTCCTCACTTTCCGCCCTCACAGGCACACATAGACTGTCCGCAACAACAGATTTCATTAAAATTTTAATTTTAGGGAATAGTCTACTATTTTACGGATAACACGCGGACAGCCTTTGTCTGCCTGCAAGGTGTTTAATTTATGACATTTCTCTTGCCAACTTGGCGACAGAGATATATCCTTTATTAAAGCCAAATAGCTCTAATACTGTTTTTCTGTTCAATCCGCAGAATGTTGCGACGTTTTTGACGTTCAGCATTTCTTTATTAGGATAAACCTCTTTAATTCTTTCAAGGTTGTCCCTATATGACGGTTTTTCAAGTGCCATTGTTTTTCACCTCCACTTCTGCAAGAAACTCTTTACCAACATTATAACCGACACTGGAAACGCTATAGCGGCAAGGGCACCGCAAGCAATCGCTATCATTACTATCATTCTTTTCACTCCTTTACTAATTATATTTAGGTGTTAATCTTACTCTGTAACCTTTGACGGTATCTACGGAATTAGATTGTATAACTGCAATAGTTACAGGGTTTTCTTCGTCTGTTTCTACTACTATTTTTGTGTATTGACCTAATGTTTCTTTATCAACCATTTTTCTGCTCCTTATTTAGTTTTTACTTTCTGTTCTTGTTTTGCTATCCAATCTACACTTACATTAAATAGCTCTGCCAATTTTGACACATAAACTAAGTCGAGGCTTTTTTGGCGTTCACCATTTTCGATGTTTGCATAATAATTTTGACTAATGCCCAAATAATCAGCTATCGCCTGTTGTGTCATTTTGCGTTCTTCTCTTAATTCTTTTAAATACTTTCGCACACTATCACCTCCGTTCATCTCACAATGAGATATTATCACATATTGAGTTTATTGTCAATCCCTTTTTGAGATTTTTTTTATTTTTTTATTTACTTTTATCTCTATTAGTGATAATATAGTTTTACAAGGAGGTGGCGTTATGAAAAATCTTAAACTATTAAGAAAGCAACACAATCTATCACAAAAAGAAATAGGTAATATATTTCACGCTTCGCAAAATACGGTAAGTCAGTGGGAAAACGGTACCAGAAAACCCTCATATGATATTATTCAAGAAATAGCAGATTACTTTGATGTTTCTGTTGATTACTTATTAGGACGTCAAGAACAGCTCCCTGAATTAAACAGCAAAGATAAAAGAGAAATACAAGAAATATTAGACGATACCGAACAGCAATTATTATCTCAGGACGGTTTAATGTTTGACGGTTCTCCCGCAACAGATGAGGATGTTCAAAAAATAATAATGGCTATGAAAATGGGTATGGAAATGATAAAGAAAGAAAACAAAGCCAAGTTTACACCGAAGAAATATCGTAAAAATAATTGAGGTATTGCCTATGAATAGGATTGTAAATAAAATTGTATCTAAGTATCATTCTCGCAATCCAATAGATATAGCGCAAGGAATGAATATAAAAGTCGCTTATGCTGATTTAGGCGAAAATGTACACGGTTTTTACCAATACTACAAGCGTGGAATGGTTATATACATCAACAGTTCACTTGATGAGTTTATGCAACTTCAAGTATTGCGTCACGAAATAGGTCACGCAGTGCTACATAGAAAAACTAATCGTATATTTATGGAGCGTTCAACTTTTCAAGTTCCCGATAAATATGAGAATGAGGCTGACTTGTTTGCAACTTTCCTCGCTATTTCTGATGATGATGTGTGCGAATATATAAGCAACGAATATACAGTACAACAAATATCAAATATGACAGGTTGTAAAGAAAAATTTATTGAGCAGAGGATTAGAGATTATTGTGAGGGGTAATAGAATAAGTATGTAAAAATTACCACGATTGTTATACAAGGAGAATTAAAATGGAATTTGCAATAATTTTATTAACTTTCGGTTTAGATATTATACTTCCTATATTGGGTATTGTCGGATATTTCGCTCCTGCATATTGGTTATTAAATATATCATTCCTTTTTATTATAGGAAGTACATTTTTTAAACACCTAAGCCTATTTACTATTATCATACACATAATATCTTGTATAATCGGTATTGTAATAGCTGTTATATTTAAACTTCCGATTTTCAATACAATTAAACTTATATTATGTTTTGAATGGCTTTTGTTGAATGTTATTTGTGACATAATGATTCTCTTGAATAAATAGTCGCACATATACAGGGGGAAAATTATATGAAAAAGATAAAGATTATCTATATAGCGATATTATATGTAATTCTTATTGTTATTCAACTTTGCTTTTTTACACCATACACAAGAATTAAAACATATGTATCAGCTCAAAATGTACCGCATTCTGTTGTTCTTGAACGCAGTTGGACTGGCATTGACAAAATTAAAAACTATGAACATCATAAAGAAGGTCTTGATAAAATATCGTTTGAAATAGAGCAAATCAATGTTACACTTGCTATAATACAATTTTTGCTGACTACATCAGTTCCAATTTGTCTATTGATTATGCTAAAACGTCAATCTACAAAAAATGCTGAATATACCAATGAGAATAACGCAACATCAAACACTGTTAATTCAAACGATGATGAATATGTAACATTTCATATATTGTCGCTCAGCAAAGGTTATATACAAGACGTTATAAAAGTAACTCCCGAAAATAGAGAGCTATTAAATAAAGAATTAGATAAAAAAACTAATGGTATTTATTGCTATGAATTATCAGAAAACGATACTCCGCGCTATGAATTTATAACAAAAGAATTATTCGATATAATGTTATCGTCATTTCAAGAAAACCAAAAGCAATTACTTTTCAATCACACTTGCTCTCACTGTGGCAAAACATTTAAAGTAAAATATAATATGCCAAAAGGTCAAACAACAATACCGAATTTATCTGTTATTTGCCCTAAATGTAACTCAAAAGAAGATATTGAATTATAGGAGGAAGTTAAAATGTATGAAGAAGTTAAAGGCGTAAGAATACCTGTATTTGATAATATCAGGTGCATATCAAAAGAAGATTTTGAAAAATTACCTGATAAGCAATTTTATCAAGTGATGTCAGAAGAACCCGACGGCAAATTACTTGTCGGTCATTTTGCACCGAAAAAGAAATAAAAAATTCTCCGACCGCTACCAACAGTCGGAGAATAAGATATAGAGTGTATTGCATATGATACACATATTCGCAAAATTATTGTATCATATACACTCTGTTTTTGCAATACCTAATTTTAAAAGGAGTGTATTAAAATGAAAAAGAGAAAAGACGGAAGATACTTAAAAGTCGTCACAATAAATGGTAAACGGTTATACTTTTATAGTAGCAAGACAACAGAACAGCAAGCTGAACGTGATATAAATCGTCAAATACTTTCTTACACAAAGCAAGAGGAAAAAGGCAAGCTATTTGGCGATGTAGCAGAAGAATGGGAAGAAGAACATTTCCCAAAGATTGAATATAACACCGCAAGACGCTACAAGGTTTTGTTGAATTATGCAATCGAAGAATTTGAAGGCGTTTATATCAAAGATATTCAGCCGATTGACGTTGAACAATATCTAAACTACTTTGTCAGTCGTAATTATTCCTCGAAGTCGATAAAAGATACTTTGTCTGTGTTAAGATTAGTATGTAAATACGCCTGCATTAAGGACTATATTACAGCTGACCCTACAAGATACATAACGCCGCCAAAAGGAAAAGCCTCCGTCAAACGTCAAGCATTAACCGAAGAAGAAGTTAAGATAGTAAAAAACAGTGTGAATACCGAGTACGGACTATTCCCTTTCTTTTTACTGTATACCGGATTAAGACGCGGTGAAGCGCTTGCATTGCAGTACAAGGATATTGACTTTAAAAGTAAAGAAATCAGTGTATATAAATCAATATACTACGAAAATAATAAGCCTCATATAAAAGGAACAAAAACCGAAAACGGTGTAAGAAAAGTTGTATTACTTGATGTACTTGCGGAAAATTTAAAAAAAGGTAAACCAAACAATTATGTGTTTTCTATGGATAACGGCGTAAGCCCTATGGGGCGTTCTACTTTTGAAAGGCATTGGAGAAAGTATAAAGAAGCAACAGGACTTAACATAACGGCACATCAACTGCGCCATACATACGCTACAATATTGTTCGAGGCAGGAATAGACGTTAAAGACGCTCAACATTTATTAGGTCATAGTGATATATCCGTCACAACAAATATCTATACACATATTCGCGCAAACCATTTTGAAGAAACCGTCAAAAAATTAAACAGCTATAATTTTTAGTCAAGCATTAGTCACAATACTTATAAATGCGTGTATTGTGGGAAAGTTATGGGGTTCAAATCCCTCCTTCTCCGCCAAAACGTATAAACCGTATAAATGCTTGAAATCAAGCGTTTATGCGGTTTTTTAGTGCTTGCGAGAAGAAAATCAACGTGATAAAAAGTGATAAAAAGTGATAAAATGTTATACTTTTTTATTAGTCTGTTAGTCAAAAGTTAGTCAGATTTTAGTCAAAAACAGAGTAAAAATATGATACAATAACAAACTCCCAACAAAAATGTTGGGAGTTTTCTGATTTATTACGGATGGCATTTTGAACACGGTGTATAACCTTGTGCTACAGCCTTATCTTTGGAAATTGCTATTTTACTCTTTTTTAAATATTGGCAACCGCTGCTATGATATTTAGAACCTGTATTTGTTATATATACTGTATATGATTGATTATCATTTTGACTTACAGCATTTGCTTTTGCCTCCGCCGCCGCTTTTTCTTGAGCGGCTTTTTCAGCGGCAGCTTTCTCTGCCGCCGCCTTTTCTGCTGCCGCTTTTTTCTCGTCTAATTCTTTTTGGTTGCTTTGAATATCGCTATCTAATGAAGTAATATCATTATTTAATTGCGAAATTTGATTATTATAATCAGTTTTGCTTGCATTATATTCATCTATTGCTTTTTGAACATCAGTTTTAGAATTTAATGTATTGTTCAAATTCTCTTTTTTATCGGATAGTTCTTTAATTTCACTTGTAATTTCGTTATCAGATTGCTTAAGTTCCTCAATTTGTGATTGTGCCTCTTGCATAACAAGATTATCTAATTTATAAATGCCGCCACCTGCGTATGACACACACATAGAAACCGCAGAAACTACCGCTGTTATTATTGCGACTTTAGGTTTGATTGTAATTCCTTTAGTCAAATATTCTTTGATTTTATCTATTATTTTCATTTTCTTGTCCTCCGCTTTTTAGTATTTAGATAGCTCGTTTTTTATGTCATTTAATTTTTGTTCTTTTTGAGATTTTTGCGTGGACAAATCGTTTGCTTTATTAGACAAATCTTGAATTTCTGAATTGTATGTATCTCTTTTTGCCTCGAACTCGTTGATTTTATCTACTTTTCCTTGTATTTCCGAAACTTCTTTCTCTAAATTTTCTTTGTTCTTTTTATCTTCATTATATATTTTTTGTTGTTTGGTATAATCGTCAAATTCTGATTTTTCGTTTTTGAATACTTGGCTCACATATGAACTATCATATTTTCTTGACGTTCCAAACATAAAGCCCCCAAAAACCAAAGCAATTAAAATTCCGTAAATGATAATTACTTGATAACCTTTTAGCTTGTGCTTGTCAAGAAATTCTTTAATCCCTCTTTTTTCAACTTCGGTTAGTTCACCGCCACAATTTTGGCAAAATACCATATTATCAGCATATTTCATTTTGCACTGTTTACATTCTTTCATTGGTAAATTCCTCCTTTTTCTTTTATATTACCATATTAAAACATTATTGTCAAACAGATACCGACATTTTTCTACTTTTGTTTGAATTTTTTGACTTTGCTTTATAGAAAAAAAGAACGCCACATTTTGAGACGTTCTTTTTTGTTTTCAAATACTTATTCAACTTTTTCTGTAAACAACTTTTCAAACTTTTCGTTTGCTTTCTTTCTTGCGGCTTGCTTTATGCCGTTTGAAGAATATTTTTCACCGTTTTTCTTTCTGATTTTTCCGCTTTGCATATCTTTAACGATTTTTTCGTAATACGCATTATATTCTTTGTATTCCTTGATAGACATATTAGCTCTGTATTTATGACCGTCATCCTTCGTGTATTCACGTTTGCTTTCGTCAGTCCAACTATCAAGCGTTTCAAACACATTTTCTTTCTTTGTCCAATCGGTTATATTCTTGTATATTCCATACAACAAAGCCTCACCGTTTTTCAAAGGAATACCTGTTGCTGTACCTAACTCTTTCAACAATTTGTTTATAGACTTTACATACGCCCAAGGACTGCTTGCTCCGTTTTTGCTCACAGTCGTTAATAGGCTTGTAAGACTATCAACCGTATTATTGATTGTATCTAATGCAGGCGCTTGAATATCATACCATACAGCGCCCTTACCTATGTTAAAAATGCTCAATATATATTCAACCAGTGCCGCTGTTTCAGAGCCGCCCAAAGTAGTACCCATTACAGTATTAAAACAATCCGTTAAATATGCCGACATAGCGCTTTTTAAAGTAATTGTCTTATCTTTATCGTCTTCTCCGTAATAATCATCAAACTTGCCTTTCAGAAATCTCCCTATACCGTCACACAAATTCAAAACTATTGCCGCAATTATTTGTGAACTTATAGCTTTTCCGAGATTATGAGCGGCTGATTTTAAGTCCTCTGCGTTTTCTTCTGTCTTGTTTGACTGATAATCTTGGTAACGTGCGTTATATTCCCCGTATGCGTCATAAAGTATATTAAAGTTCTGCATAACCTGTGTCTTGAACATCGTTACAGACTTGACTAAGGCGTTAGGGTTTCTCAATATATCAGGACGTTGCATAGTTGAATAATTCGGCTGAGTATTTTCGATTATGCTGTTATATACATCTGCCACTTGTTTGTAGTATTCGTCAGTACCTTGTTCAAGTGTTTTGTAGTTATCTCTCACATAAAATTCAGCCGCTTTCCATAACTTTGTGGTTGTTGCTATATCCATAGCTTGTATCCAACCCATAAGCAACGGCATTTTACCTTTTTTAGTCCAATCTTCATAAGTGCCGTCCGCATAATCTCCAAATTCACTTGTTGTATAACCTTGTGAACGATACCACAAAAGCGGAGTGTACTTATTTATAATTTCTATATCGGCTTTTGTTACTCTTTCTGTAAATGCCTTAGCAAGTGCTTTATAACCCACAATAGCCGCCGCAGTCGGATATGACGCTGCTTGTTTTAATGTTACACCTAAATTAAGAGATAACACACCTTGCGCATAGTGCCCTTTTAGCATATCAAACAACGTTCCGTCCGTCTTACGTCCGCTCTGTAAGTCCGTAATTAAATTTTCTATGTATTTATCCGCATTTAGTCCCCATTTTTGTTTTAGACTTTCTTTTACGCTATAATTATAGTTTCTACCCATTGAGTTGTATACTTTATTAAAGTTTCTAATAGGTATAGCAAGTCCGTAATAATCAGCAACATCGCTCATTTGTCTGTTAATGGCTCTAATAACACTTTCAAGTGCTACAGGATTGCTTGCATATTTACGTTCTTTCAACATTCCTTTGCCTTCCAAAGTTCCGTTTTTCACAAGACTTTCAAAGTCATTGTTGATAAAATTTCTGTTGCTTACAATAGGAAAATAATCTCTTACTGTCGCAATTTCATAGCCTTTAAGTGCAATCGACGTTTCATTTATAGCTTTTGAGCAATCATCATTGAAGAAATTATATGCTACATCGGCAAATTGTTTTTCAAACGGTGTCATTTTGCTTGTAATCTCATTGACCTGCGACGGTGTAAGACGTATTATAACGCCTGCGCTTTCGTAAGCGTCTTTGATTTTACCTTGTTTATACAAATCCATATCAGGAATGGTTATTCCTCCGTATTGGATATGTTTCAAGTTCGAGTAATTTTTTGAATGCAAATATAATGACGTTCTCATATCAGGCGTTATATACACTTTTCTACCTTGTGTATCGTATTTGCTTATGTCGATTAATTCAGCCTTTTTTCCTGTAAATTTTGACATTTCTTCTGTTTTGTTTATGACTGTTTTAAACTTTTCGCTTGCTCTTTGTTTAAAAGTCATACTTTTTCTTTGACCGTCACTTAAATCTTTTGCCAACCCCTCAAACACACCGTTCTTGGCATATCCTGATAGACGTCTAAACATTCTTTCGGGTGTTAGTTGTGTGCTTATATAACCTCTATACCACTTGCCTTTTTGCTTATTTTCTATGCCTTTGCCGCGTTGTATTTCTTTAATGCTTTCCATTGCGGTATGCGCAATTTCTCTGTTGCGAACGTCGTTAATCATTTTATCCTTGGTTCTTATCTCGTGTTTGACTTCTTGCAGGGTTTGAATGAGGTCACGCACATCATTAATATTCATATCCGCTATTTGCATTTTATCAAGACGCGATATTTTTAGTTCAACATCTTTGTCCGGCAAGAAGTTTTCGTCTTGTTTTAACAATTCGTAATCTTCTTTTAATTGCTTTAGGTCAAGTTCGCCCATAACAGCTTTTCCGTCTTTCGTAGTATATCCTTTTTTGAGTATACCTTTAGAAACTGTGTCAATTTCTTTAAGTATATCAGGCAACTTATTCTTGTCCTGCGGAGATAGTTTCATGCTATTAATTTCTCTTGCTAATTTTAATAGTTTTGTTCTATCCTCGCTTTCTTTTTTTCTTGCCTTTGCCTTTTCTTTTTGCTGATTTACCTTGTCAATTAATTGTTTACGAATTTTCTCACGTTGTTCGATATATTTTGTCTTTTGTGTTTCAAGCCTTTTCTCGTATTTATTCTCCAAACGTTCCTTTTGCCTGTCTAATTGTTTTTCGTGCTTGTTATTCAAGCGTTCTTTTTGCTTGTCTAAAGCACCACGCATATCGTTCTCGGTATATATCTTGTCTGCATTACCGTTTTTGTCGATATACCCCATATCATCTGCAAGATTTATAGAACGTAAAATAACTTCATTCGTCACTTCCTCCAGCATCTCATCGCGTTCTTCTGTACCGAGGTCATATTCTTTCGGTTTTAAGTCGCGCAATGTATCAACAATATTTCGTAGTTGGTCGCCTACCACCATATGTGTACTCTCGTCGAACATACCGGGATATTCTTGTGCCAATTCCTTATAATAACTGTCTACCGGAATACCCTCTTTATTCGATAGTGTCAAATAACCGAAATTCTGCTTGCGGAAGTCGTTCCACTCCGTAAAGTCGCCTTTATCAACCTCCGATATTCTTATCTTGGTTGACTTAATTTCTTTACGCAAATTATTGTATATTTCCTCCGCATAGTTGTCCTTTTTCTTCATTTGGTCAACTATTTTTTCAGCCACACCATAAGCGGCTTTTTCTAATTTTGCGTATTTCTTGTTTATGTCGCCCTCGCCGTAATAGGTATCATTGATTTTAGAAGTAATATCTGCTATCGCCTCTGATATATCTGACGGCTTTACCTTACTTTCAACACTATAATCACTTATAAGTTTTTTTGAAACAGAATGTACTGTTGACGCTTTTCCCTCTGTCTTATTGCCAACTGTATGACTGAACCTAACATTACTATCTACACTCTCCAAAGCACGCTGTCTATCAGCCTCATCACCCGACTTGTATTTAACCGTATTTATGCCCATATCTTTTAATTGCTGATTTAGATTAGGGTCTACATTATCAGGCAATATGACTGCCTTAACCTCATCAAAACCTATTGCTCTGTGTGGTTTGGCCTCAAAATATTTTACAGGTATGTTCTTAAGATTATCTGCAAGCTCAACTATCTTATCAATGGTTGTGTCACTAACACCATTTATATACTCTGCTAAATATCTTTTTATGCTTCTTTTGTTCGTTCCTTTAAGCAGTGCGTTCTTGACATTTTCAGAAGCAACATCTATGTCTGTAAAATTGTTGCCTGTATCTATAAACTGCGCCAAATCAGATGTTATATCGCCAAGAAGTTTTTCACTCTTACTGTATATGTTGTCAATTTCTTCATCTGATAACTTCTGAATGCGTCCGCTATCTTTTTTCATATCTTCAACCGTTTTGTATTCTTGAGATACAGCCGAACGCATTTCTCCAATACCAGCACTGAATATTCCGTTTTCTTGATTTTTGCCTTTACTCATAGCTCTAACAATATTCTCAAGTGTGTACTCTGTATGCATTTCACTAAAATCACGACCGTTTCCGTACTCGTCAAACGGGTCAATATCTTTTCTAATATACTTGTCTTCAAGCACCTTATTGACTAAATTTTTAGCATAATTATTAAATTCCGATTGATTTTCCTTAATGACATTATTTACTCCGTCAGAATGCGAATATGCGTCTTCGACTTTTTCTCCTTCCCCATTCAGTATTTTCATGTCATCATTAAATCTGGCTTGTTCGCGTTCAAATATTTCAGGTTTATTTTTTGCCGCGTCAAGCTGTTTATTCATCTTTTCTATAAACCTTTTTGTTGCACCTTTGAGCTTTGAGCCTTCTTCCACTGCCTCAAAATAATCATTTCGTACATCTGTGTTATTAACAAGTTGCTCATACGTTACATGATTCGCCAACAGATAAAATGCTTCATTTGTATTTGTGCCGAATTTAGACGGTTTAGGGTCACGCAAAACAGGCTCAACTTTAAAATTATTATCTTTGACAAACGCTTCTCGTACCTGTTCTGAAGCCTTCATCTTGCTTATAATTCTTTCTTTGTCACCTGTATCAAAAATATTTGACTCTAACTGTGACACACTCATATTCAAATGTTCACTTAGTCTGTTTAATGCGTCCTCATTCAATTTATAATCAACTTGAGGGAATGTTGATGTGTATGCGTCTGCACTATATAACCTGTTGTCGGACGATTTTGTCGGGTCTATGGTATCTCTTCCAAATATGACTGATATATTGCCATAGCCATTATGTCCAATATCAGCCTTTGTAACTGCTATACTCGGTGCTGGAAAACCTCCTAACGCCAAATTTTCTTTCAATTTCTTTTCAGACAAATTATGTATAGCGACGAGATTTTTATCAGTATCCGTTTCATTCTTCTTTATAGAATATCGTATATCCGCATTATTTTTATCGAAAGTACCTATGTTGTCTGTTGCGGATTTGATTTGTTCAGGGTCAAATACAATCCAAACTCGATGCCTTTCACTACCATCATAAAATCTGCCGCCGCCAATATGAGTTATACCATCATACCCCATATCGTATCGAAACATATCTGATACAATTTCTTCGGCTTCGTATTTTGAATAATCATCATATTCAAGTTCTTCAATGAGTTTTTTATACACTCGCTCATTACTATCGCCTTCTCGTGCAACTACATCAATGTCTTGTTTTTCAAAAGCTTTATTCCATTTTGATATATCCGCTTTTGCATCCATATCAATAGGATTTCTTATATTAAGATACACTTCATAAACTTGCTTGTTATTGCCTTTGCCTTTGTTGGTATATGATTTTGCGACATTTTTACTTTCGGTAAAATAACTACCATTTCCGAACAATCCAAAGTTTGAACCATATGTGTCAAAAAACCAAAAACCACCGTTAGAAGTCCCATGATACACTACTTTAGGGGTGCCATCCTCATTAACAACCTTACTTGCTTTTTTAGGATTGTTTTCCCAATCGCCGAACCAACGTTTAAATTGTTGAGAATATGTTGCATTTTTAATTTTAGGCTTGACAGACGAGTTTTTTTCTGTTATATTATGTATGAAGCCATCTTGAGGCAGGGGGTTGGGCAATCGGAGCCCTGGTCTCTGTAGTAAAGATAAGGCTTCTTTTTTATTCCAATAAAACATACTTGTTTTATTGTTTGCTTCATCAATTAAAGCATTTTTTAGTTGTTTTGTTATAGCATTATCTTTTCCGAATATAGAAACCACAGCGTTACTATCTATTGTAAGATTGTTTTGTGTTCCATAGCCATCTATTTCTACGGGAGTTATGACATTTTTTCCGTTATGTTGCATTTTTAATATCGCAACCACTCTGTTAGGCTGTGTCTGAGAACTTATTATAGCAACAGGATTTTCCAAAGTCTGTGGCAACTGCTTAAGTAATGTTTCACCTAAATGGTGGTCTACATCTTTAGTGCCATTTATTGCATAATCAATATGTTTTTGATTTATTGTTATTGGCAGTGCATTAAAACCTGTTTTCTTAAGCACTTCGGGAGTTCCTGAAACAAGAAGTGAATCGTTTTGAGGTATTAACCCCTGTTTCCAATCATTTATCTGTTCCGCAAAAGATTTTGTATAATCGTATATATTGCTATTTCCGTTCGTTTGATTGTTTACATCTCCCATATTCTTAATATTACCATTATCCCAAAATACAACATCAGCATTAGGATTAGGTTTCATACTTTTCGGAAATGTATTAAGTCTTTCTGCTTTGCTCATACTTTGTCTTGCCTTAACGTCATCAGCCTCAATTTCTCCTGCACTTTGGTTTCTGTTTTCGTTATCAGGACTTTCGCCGACTGCAAATTCCTCTCGTACTTGTATTGCGTGTTGTACTTCGTGAATAAGTGATTTTAATTTTTCTTGTGTAGGCAAATTTTCGTTTATGAATATACAATCGAAATTAGGTGAATAAATCCCTCTTGCGTCTAAGTTTGATATTTCCTTTACCTTTACTTTTTTCAAATCGGGATATGCTTTGAATAAGTCTTTATGTTCAAGAACTTCATTTAAATTCACGGCTTTGCCTAAATGTATTTTATCTTCTTTGTATTTAGCTTTGCTATCGTCAATTTCAAACTTCCACTTGTTATCTAATCCTCTGCTCCAACCTGTTTCCTTTCTGACTTCTTCTGCACTTACTCCGTCTTTCTCCAAGTTTTCAGCTTTTTGTAGTAACCCTACATCTGCGGTTTTAGCATTTTTACCGCCAAAAGAATATCTTGTTTCACTTCCGGTGTCGCTCTCCGTATTTTCTGCCACCTCTTTTAGCATATTTTCAAGTAAATCATGTGTTTTTTGTAAGTCTTGCATTTGAGAATGTTTACTGCTGAATTTTGCCTTTATCTTGTTTATAAGGCCCTTGATAGCGTCAAGCAATCTGCGTATAACACCACGTCTTTGCTCTTTATTTTCTATGCTATCAACAAATTCCATAACTGCGTCAGCGTCTTTAAGAATATTCTGAGTATAGTCGGCTACAATTTCTCTTGTAGCCTCTTCGTATGTTAAATTTATTGACGATTTAGCGTAAGTATCAACCTTTTCTTTTGCAAGTTCATCAATACTTTTATCGGTGTTTTTTTGAATAAAATCAAGTACACATTTCTTGTATTCTGTATAATCGAGCGTATCTTCAAGATAATGAGTTAATTCGTGTGAAAAAACAGTCATAACCTTGTCATCGGCAGACAACGAAATATAAATCACACCCTTGTAATAACAACCGTTTGCGTCATTACTTATTGTTGGTACAATCTTTATAGGCACACCAATAGCACTACCGAGAGTATCTAATGCTGTTCTGTCCTCCAAAGACAAAAGGTCAGAGTATTCGTCTTGTAATAAACCTGGTATCTTATCTTCTTCTGAAATTTCAATACTTTTTATTGCATTATCAGTCTGCGTAGTATTCGTATTTTCATCTGTATTAGGTGCTTGACTGTTGATTTTTTCGCTTTCAACATTATTCGATACACCTGTATTACTCTGTATTCCGACATTGCCCGAATTTTGTTCGACTTGAACAGCGTTCTTTGCATTATTCAACACATTGATAAACTGCAACATATCGCCACCTGTTTTCGTTACTCCGTTATCGTCATACAAATAAATTGAATATCCGCTTGTTTTGTTTTCTGCTTGTTTCATAAATTCGATAGCACTATTTTGATTAGGAAGAATTGCCGTCGCATTGCCTGTCGGTAAATATGAAACAATATTATTACCGTTTGAATTTTGATGTGTACCAAAATGACCGTATGTAATTCCGTTTCTTGTTCCGTACTCTCCGTTTTTTTGTTTTACCGTAAAGTCACTTTCGCTTAGCTCGTTAGAATAACCATTATCCCTTTCAATGACATATCCTATATTTTGCCCATTTTCGGTTATCGGAGCAAATGTTACGTTGTTATTTGGATTTTCAGTTATATTCAATGATGAATAATCGCCATTTTCTATATCTTGTACTTGCGCGTTTAAAACTTCGTTTGCACCATATACATTGTTATGTAGATTGGCGTTTTTCTTTATTCCCTCTCTTAAAACTTCTTTAAAATTTCTGACTACGGTTTGAAATTCTCTGTTTCCGTCAAGTACGCTGTTTCCTGTAAGAGTTTTATTTACAAGTTCGTCGGCAAGATTATCTGTTTCTTGTGATAAAACTGTGTAACTACGTCCGCTTTTCTCTGACATAGCTTGTACAAAATCATTCGCATAGTTGCTTACATAGTTTCTGTCAAAAAGATTATCATTGCTTGACATAAATCTTGTATTTGCCTCTTGTATACCTGTTGCACTTTCAGATACATTTAAGCCGACTTTATTCATTGCATTATGTACTTCATCTGTAACTCGATTTACAGACGGTTGTACACCGTTTTCTTGTGTGTCGTTAAATGCAGTGTCAGTTGTAGTTGGTGTATCTGCGCTATTAACGCTGTCTGCTGTATCATTAATAATTGAATTATCGGTGTTAATTTCGGAAGCTGATACATCATTCTGTTGTTTTTGATTTTCATTAAACTGTTGTACTTGATTAAGCTTGTTTTCGTCAGCTTGGTTTAGTATAAATTTGAATTGTTTTACTGCATAATCAAAAGCACTGTTACCGTCAAGTTTACTTTCCCCTGTAAGTATCTTTTGAGTTAATTCATCAGCAATATTGTTGTCAAGAAAATCACGATTCGGATAATTGTCACTCTTTTGAGCAACCTCAACGAAACTATTCGCGTATCGTCTGACAAAATCCTTATTATACCCTTGCGGATTGTTTTCTGCGACAACATCAGCTTTGCTTACGCTGTCTTGAACTTCTTTCGGTAACTTATCTGTTTTTTGTACTTCAACATCATTTGTCTTGACGCTTATAGGTGTTTGTTCTTGAACGGTTTGTATCGGTTCTACTTCTGATGTTTTCGGTACATTTTGTATCGAATTTTTGTTTTGTGGCGTTGAATTTGTATTATTTATGTTTGTAAGCTCTTTTGTGATATTGTCCACATTCCCTACATTTGATGTTTTCGATATTTTTTCTACATCATAAGGAATTGAATCAGCTCTGTCGTAAAATTCTTTTGCTCTGCTTTTGATAGTCCTTAAGTCCTCTTGCATACTTCTTACACGAGCGTCCTCACCAACAAAACGAGCTTTTTCTAATACAGTATCTTTAACTGGTGCATTTCCTTTGCCGGTTAAGTATTCTGTAACAGTATCTGACGGAGCATTATTTTTTAGTTTAAAACCTTCTCCGTCAAGATACTTAATCATTGAATCGGAGTAATCCATAACATTTTTAGCAAATTGTTTAACACTTTCTACGTCGTTTGTACTTGCTGAATTCATCATACCTTCGTAATCTTTCATCATCTTATCGTTTACAACGTCTAAAGCCTCTTTACTTGATTGCTTGATTTTACCCATATTTATAGCTGATGTAATTGTTGCAAAAGCAAAGGTCACAGCCATATTCTTAGCGACGTCTTTAGCTGTAGGTCTTTCTTCTTTAGGGTGCAAAAAATATGTAGCAGCACTGTCTGCACCGGCAAATGACGCGCCCGCAACCCCGTTTCTTATCATTTCAGGTATAAATTTATGTTGCAATTTCGTTTTAAACAAGATATTTTCGGCAAAATCTTCAACAGTGGAACTTGTCGCACCGCCTACGGCTCCTCCTACAACGCCTATAGCGGTTTCTTTTGCTATATCTTTTGCTTTTTTTCCGTCAGTGGTTGCTTCTGTTCCTTGTTGTAGTCCAAAAACAATGCCGTTTTTTATTGCGCCTTGAACCCAAGTAGGTGTTTTCGTCAACCACTTTACACCTTTCAAAGCACCTCCAACAGCTTCACCTAATCCTATTAATGAAGCCGTAGAACCTGCTAAATCTCCGACGGTACTTGCTATTGGGTGTTCTTCTGATGATTTTGCATTTGCTTGTTTTTCACTTACGTAATCGTTGACATTAAGCCCTGCTTCTTTATATTTTTTTTGTGACTTTAAATTATCAATCGCACTTCTTCCGCCCAAAGTCGCACCGTCCATTAAACTTGTTATAAATGTATCCGGTGCATTTCCACCTTCTTTTGCTATGTTTTTTCTTTGATTATTTAATGCAAGTTGCTCTAATGTTTCTTTATCTTTTTTTACTTCTTTGCTAACGCCTTTTTCATTAGGAAGCCAGTCATAACCTGCTTCTAAAGGGTCGTTATGTGGAATACGGTTAAAATTATGTTCTTCTGCCCACTTTGAAAAATCATCATAAGAAAAATTATTCGGGTCAATACCGTATTTGTTGTATGTAGCGTTTAGCCTATGTTGTTCTTCCTCTTGGTGTTTTTGTTTTGCCTCTTGGTATTTCGGCATTGTTTCAAAAGTAGATTTACTTGTTTCTTCGAAAAGATTATTGCCCTTTTCTTTGTGCCGTGTTTTGCTTTTTTGTTCAGAGGGTACACTTTTTGGTGTGTACCCTCTTTTAACTAAAATATCCTGCAATGATTTCAAATTACTTTTTAAATCGGTATTTTCTCTTACTGTTGATGCAGATTTATTATATCCTCTTTGTGACATAATATTTTGTAATGATTTTAATTTCTCTTGCATATTACTCATATTTTAAGCTCCTCTTTGGTTGTAATTATTTTATTAAAGAACCTGCATTATAAATATCATCATCGGTTAGACCCACTGAATGGAGTAAATCTATACGTTGTTCATCTGTAAGACCGTCCGTATTAGCTGTATTCATCGTCAAAACTTTCTTATAATTGTCCGGAATTGCAGGATTGATTTTGTATGTACCATCAGCATTGACTATAAACATATCTTTTTTTCCCATTTCTTGTGCTGCGTTGTTGTTTCTCTGTATCCAACTGTTAAAGAATTCTTTTGTTATTCCATCCACTTGACTACCGTTTTTTGACGATTTAGAAGAATTAGACGAAGAGGCTGTATTTCCACCTAACGCACCATCCGTCTGTTTGTATGCATTTACAGTGTTATTTATTTCTGACGTTTTTTCAGCTATCGTATTCTTCGATGCATTGTTTGCAACAGCCATTTCATTCTTGGCACTTGCGTCATTAACACGAATTGTATTATCGGCTTGATTATTGTTAATACGGATTGTATTGTCAGCCTCAATGCCCGGCATTCTTTCTTCGTGGTCGTAACCCATTTGTGCAATA